ATGAGCAGTAAGGACGACCAGGCGCGCGAACTTCTCGCCACCCGGATCGACCGAGACCAGACACGCGCATTCCGGCTCCTCGCCGAACATGCCGTCGACACCGCCACCGCTAATGCGCCCGTCGACGTGCACGAAGCCGACCTCACTGGCCGACACCAGGCGCAGCAGATCGGGCTACTCGACGCAGCCGCAACAGGACTCGGCGGACGCCTCGCAACCCACGGCGACCGGACACTCGTATTCGGCACGGCAGGGCATTTGCACCGTGTACTGCTCGTGTTCGATGCGCTACTCCCCCAGATGGTCGACGGTGCCACCGTGTTCGACCGTCGATCCGTCGCCGCCCGCAAAGAGTGGATGCGGGCATACGCGCACCGGATCCGTGACAGTCTCATCCTCGCTGGGCAAGAGGTCGAAGCGTTCGCGCCGTCCGATGTCGCGGCGACCTTGGCGGACGACAATCGCCGGGCGCATGATGCGGTCGACGACTTCGCCGCCACACTCGGTGCGCGAGTCAAACGGGCGCGCGCATACAAACTGCACGGCGGCGTGACACAAATAGCTGTGTGAGACAATCGCATTCATATGCAAATACATACTCAGTATGCGATAGTGGTACTCGACCGATGCACCATGAGAGGCTGGACCGCATGAGCCGAATCTACTTCCACACCCGAGAACGTGACGCCGAAGTCCGAGGATGGGAACGCTCCTACATGGGCGTGACGGCACGAAAGCTCGGATACAACGCCCTCGTCGGGGCGCTGGGCGCCAGTGTTCGCGACTACATCATCGACGGACATGAACTCAAGACCATGCATGACGATCCCGCAGCCTACGGAGTCAACTCGTGGTCGTGGCGGCTCGAGATGGCGATGTCAGGGTTGTTCTCAGGCGAACGTCCAGTGTTCGAATTCAACGGTCAACAGCTCGCGTCTTGGGAGTTGCTGCTGAACACTGCAATCGCAACAGGATCGGATACGTTGCGGCTCATGACCCGCATCGACGCCCAGTGTGAGATCCACGCCCGCGTCGACGGTGAAGACCGGGCATGGTTCGCTGATCTGATCGAGCAGGGGCGTGGCAACAAAATCCTGCGTCCAGAGTCGGGGTGGGAGGACGTTATCGAGTTGGCCCGTTCGATTGACGACGGCCCAATTGTTATGTCCTACAGCGTCTGCGACGGCTTCCCGGGAGCGTCTGCAACGACATGGACGCCGTCGACCGACGATGATGGCGAAGCGGATTGGGATGCATTCTACGATCTGTCCGATGATGAGCAGTGGGCTCGCGGCCTTGACTGGCTGACTGATCATGGTCCCCGCTTGCAGCCATCCGAGTGGGAGACGTATCGCTTTTCGCATGGCGTGTCAGGGTTTGATCTTGCGGAAGATGCATGGACGAAGCGCCTCACGGAAAGCGCAAGTAATGGCCGCGTGTGAAAAGTGAGGCAAGAATGGGCGGCATGGATATGAACAACGGCATCCTGGTCGACCGATTTAAATGCCCACACGCGGGCTGCTCCTGGTCGATCGGAACCACCAGGCCCACTGTCAAGTTCTCAGACGAAGACATAGAGCATTTGAGGAGCTACGTCATGGCCGAATGGGATCGCCATGTCGCGCTAGACCACCCTGAGCAGGAAGGCAAGTAGTGGGTAAGACGCGAGATCGGCTCGAACGTTTGCTGGCGGGCGGCCCCGACACTCCGATCCGCACCAAATGGCACGACGGCGTGGAGTATTGGGAGGTTCCCGCCGACGAATTGCGAGCAGTCCTTCGTCCACAGGGAAGAGAATGACGGAACCAGACTATTGGGCGCATCCGCGAGCAGTCATGCTCACCACGCGAGTAGGCAGCGCCGACCACACTTGGCAGACCGAACTGCGCGACATGTGGGGACCGAACCACCGCAAAACCACCCTCGCGCTCATGGACGACATCCTCGCCAACGGAATCACCACCCCAATCCACATCGGAGACGACGGACGACTCTGGGACGGCCACCACCGCATCGCAGTCGCCATAGCCCTCGGAATCGACTCCATCCCCGTCTACAGCGAAAACCTACACCCTCAGTGACCCCAGCAGTGCATACCCAGTATGTGAGAATCGACGGCATGGCAGACACCGAATGGACCGCCGAAGAATGCGCCGAATACCTCCACATCAAACTCCGCACCTGGCACGCCTACGTCAAACGACCAGGCAAAACCAATCCCGCACCACAACCACTCCGCCACATCGGCCGCACGCCCATCTGGGACGCCCAAGCCGTCCACGAATACGCCGCCAACCGCACCCGCCCCACCAACACATGAAAGGCCCACCGTGAAACCAGCCAAACGGGTAGCAGTCACCGGCATCGCCATACTCCTACCCCTGGCGCTCTACCTCTCCTACATTGCACTCGTCGACGTAGCAGCACGATCCGGTGTCGGCCACTACGAAGCCTATACATGGCCCATCATCGTCGACGGCGTCGCAATCGTCTCCACCGTCGCCGCCTACAGTCTCCGAGGCCGCAAAGACACGCCACCCCGCAGCGGCTACCGATACGCATGGACACTCCTCGCCGCAGCAGCCATCGTCTCCGCCGCAGCCAACGCCGCACACCTCCTAATGCCACCCGGACCCATGCCGCAATGGGTCATCGCAGGCGTCGCCCTCGTCCCACCCGCAGCCGTAGTCGTCGTCGCCCACCTCGCCGTCATTCTCGCCCGCGACGCACACACGGTCGAGCCCGCCGCCGCATCCACATCAGCCGCCGCAATACTCGAGCGGGAACGCGGCAACCCGCAGGTGAACACATTCGCCGCAACCCCTGCCGCACCCGAAGAGTCCGCCGGCGTCGACGCTCAGACGGCGCCAGCAGACACCGCCGACGACATCGAAGAACGCGAAGAAGCCGACCGTGCCGCAGAAGCCGCACGACTCCGCTCCGAAGGCCTCAGCCTCCGCAAAATCGGCGCCCAACTCGGAGTCTCCGAGAAAACAATCCGCCGCGACCTCGCAGCCACCCAAAACCAGTCAGCCGCCTAACCAAGATCAACATTGACCAGGCAATACCCCGGGAAACATCGCAAACCGGGCGAACGGTAGCGTTCCTAACGGAGGGTCGTCGGCGAGTCCACAAAAGACTCCGGGAAGCTTCGACCCACCAAGGAAGACCCCTCACGCCCCCAGCGTGCAGGGGTCTTCCCCGAACCTTGAGGTCTGCTTTACTGAACCTTCACTACACACCAGAAGGAACCCAGTGAAGACCATCATCGCCATCATCGCCGCACTCATGCTCGCCCTCGGAACAGCATCAGTTGCCACCGCAGAACCCGCCACCCCCAGCGTTGGCAGCAGCGCCACCACCCCCGTCGCACTCCCACCCGGAGACACCCTCGAAGCCCGCACCGGAATCGGCGCAGCAATCGGCGTCGGATTCGGAATCCTCGCAGGACTCCCATTCGCCATCGTCGGCGCAATCCCCGGAGCCATCATCGGCGGCCTCGCAGGAGCCGCAATCGGCGCAACATCCTGGAACATCGCCAACACCTACAGCAACTACTAGACCCCCAGAAACACGAAAAGCGCCCCCAACCAATAAGGTTGAGGGCGCTTTTCGCACAGAACAGGAAACACACGTGAACATCAAGACCGTCGCCGCAATAGGCGCGATCATCGCAGTACTCGCCGCAGCCGCCGAAGCCTACGCGACATTCAAAACGCTACGAAACCCCATCTACCAAGGCGACTAGCCGTCACCCCGATGTCACCACAACCTGAGCGGCAGTCAAGTTGCGATACCCGGTGGTAGTCGCCTGCACCCAAGCAGCCAACCCGATCCGCTGCCCCGCAGACACAGGACCAGTCACCGTCACACTGAACGACGTCTGACTTCCCACTGTCGTGGAATCTGTCGCGACAATCGCGCCATCCAACAAGATGTGGATGCCACGGCTATGCGACGTCGTACCAGAAGACGAAATCGTTGCCGTTGCCGTCACCGTCACAGTGCCGGCCTGGCCGATCACCAGACTGTCATCGACGATCACACTGTTCGGGTACTTCGACATGACAGTCCAGCCCCGGACGACGTTCGCGGAGGATGACGTACTGTTCGTCGACATCACCTGCGTCGTCGACTTCTCCATGCCGCTACCTGCAGACGCGGTGACCGTAGTCGAACCTGTACCGGATGCGTTGACCGTTGTACGGACGCCCGGAACAGTCGAAGTCGTACCGGATCCTGTACCAGCGGCCACGGTTCCTGGCCGTGGCGTCACCACCTGTGTGCCTGAACCGTCTGCCGTCACCAATGCTGCGGCGGCCGCAGCAACGATAGAGGCGCCCGCGCTCGACGCCGACACCATTGATGTCGCACGAACCTGCACCACCGTCGACCCCGAACCAGACGATACGACAGCAGCAGGGATGCCCTTCGCAGTGTCATAGCCGAGCACATCGAGAACACCCTCGCCGCCCGCCGACACCACAGTTCGGACCGTCGCCTTACCAGCCACCGTCGCACCCGAACCAGACCCTGCAGCGCCGACAACCCCTCGAGGAATCACCGACGCCACACCCGACCCCGACGCAACCACAACAGCCTCAGGATCAAAGAACGGAATGAACCCGGCAGGCAGAAGATCCACCGCCACCGCAGGCAACGGCAACTGGAGCGTCGGGGCGCTCGGCAACGGCCACACAACCACCGCGGCAGCCGGGAGGCTCAACACAATCTCACTCATGGAGCCTCCAACCCAGTCAGGACTGCGTGTACGTTGCAGGCGCCGAAATCTGTGCCGCCTGCGAAATCGTCACCGTCGCAGCCAACGGCCCGCCATCAAGGAACACGTCAGACGACGACCAGAGTCCCCAATGCGAAAACGTGCCCGCAGGCGCGTCGAACTTAACCTCAGTCGCAGTGATCGAACCGTTCGCGGGAGAACCCCACGTCAAAGTCTTCCGCGCATACCCGCCACTGCCAGCGGTCACCTCATTCGCGCCATTCGATCCTGGCGCGCCGGTGTGCAGCGACAACTTCGCGCCCTGCGCCGCATAGGCGGAGCATAGGGTGTTCTTCATTGCATTGGTGGCCACAGCCATGTGAACCAACCTCCTTCGCGTTTGGTAGAGCTAAGCCTGGTAGAGGGCTCGCAACTGGACTTGCGTGGGTGCCCAAAAATAGACGTTCTGAGTGCCAACGATTGGTATGGTGATCTGCTCGCCAGGTCGGATTGGATAGCCGTTTCCGCCGTTAAAAGTGTCCGTTCCGCTGACGTACGCCGTGACGTAAGAGTTCGGATTCACGATTGTCACACTGGGCTCGTGGCAGACCAGATAATCGACCGAAGGAAAGTTGGGGCTGGCGCTAGCCGCCGTTGCGGTAAGAGTGGACATGGGCATTCTCTCCTTAGTTAAGAAATCTTGGACCGTGGTTGCGCCCGAACGACATTGCCGTACGCACGACAAAAATCGATCCGCGGCGACCCCGGAAAACTGAAATACAACAGATAAGCCGTCCCAACCTTCACCAGATCGGCAACCTCAGACTCGACTTTCCACACCGCCTGCGCCGTCGACACCGACGCCGACCACGACGCCGTCACCGACCCCGCATCAGGATCCGTGAAAAAATCGATTCGGGCAGTCGTACCCGTCTGAAACAGACCCGACTGCGGCCTCACAATCAACTGAAAATCCTCGCCACGCGTCAACTCCAACGGGCGAACAATCTTCTTCGTATCATTCAAAGCGTCAGCCAAGACGCACCTCCATCACTCGTCCGCGAACTTGCGCGTCAACATCTCCGTGATCTGCTTGTTCGCTTCCACCAGTTCGGTACGTAGACGCTGAATTTCGCGGCGCATCTGAGCGAGCTCCTCATTGTGTCGAGCATCCGACTCCTGCCGTGCAAGCCGATCCTCCTCACGCTGACGCTTCAGATAGGCGATCTCCGCTTCCGCATCCGCGAGACGGGCATCATCGAACTCGCCCTGCGCAATCAACTGCCGGCGTCGACGCTCAATCTTGCGTTCCTCACGCTCCCCCAACCACGCCCCGAACGGACCCAACCACTTGCGGATCCGCTCAGTCGTCGTAATCAGAAACGTCACAACAATCGAAATCGGCACCAGCCACAACAGCCACGGATACTGTGCGAGGATGCCAGGATCGACGTCAGCTAGCTCTGGCGGCACGGTCCACTCTCCTATCCCGCATCAACACGTACGCAACAGATGCGAGAACAAGATGGACTCCACCGCCCGCCACAAACAGGCCGACGCCAGTGCGGAAACCGTCGAAGCCTTGCGTAGGGATGGTCACTGAAAGCTGTCCGATACCGATGGCCGCATAGATCGCGGCGATGACTAGATGCCCGAGGGCGACGAAACCGGTTCGGTCCAGGATGAGCGCGAACCCGACCGTCAACACGCCGAGGATCAGCAGGCCACCCCACACTGATAGTGGTGCGGCGGCCTCTACGACACCCAAGGATCGAATGTTGCGGTCACTGGGGGTGATGTAGTCGAGGCCGCGTGACAGTGCGGTGATACAGACGATGAGCTGGAGAATCCCGGTGGCCCACACCCCCATGTTCAAGGGGTGTGGGATCAGCCGAGACAACCTCTATCCTCGAGGCGTAGCGGCCAGCCACGCGGTCACGCCGAAGCGCTGCAGGATGTCGTTGACGCCAGGGACGGCGAGAACGCGGGTCACTGCACCGGTAACAGCCAGCGATGCGGCTGCGAGGCCGGTAGCACCCGGTACGTTGGCGTTCTCCGCTGCTGCGAGGATTGCAGGCAGTAGTGGTGCGACACCGACGATGAACGCGACGATGGTGCGCAGGACTGCACGCCACGGGTAGTCGGACTGTGTTGCGGTGGTGGAACCAAGGGAATGTGCACCCATGTCAGGCCTCACTTCTAGCGATGGCGGCATTGCCCCAAAACATCGCAGTCTCTATAGCGGTGATCGCGAGAGCCTTCTCGCGACCATTGGGAACCTTGGCATCAATGAACTCCGCCAAAGCCTTACAACCAGCCCGCACCGCCTCATGAGCGGCCACCTTCTCAGGCGTATTCGCGGGATGGAAATCAAACCGATTGTTCAAATCGCTCATATACATGCAACTTTCAGACGATTTTTGAAAAAATTTCAGTGAACCTGCTGGACGATCTGCTCCACCCCGACATCAAGCTTCAAGCCGAGGGTGCCGTCCGGGTTCCATGCGATTCGGCCATGTTCGAAGTTCTGGATGACGGTGCCGTCGCCGAGGTGAATCTCGTTCGATGTCGGGTAGCCGTACGCGGACTTCTCGTAGCCTTCACGCGCCCAGCGGGCACCGATGCGGCCCGTCACGTAGAAGCCGAGCGGGGAGCCGACACGGCGGTACAGGACACCCTTTTCGAATGCCTGCACATCAGCTTCCCACTTGCCGTCCTTGTCGAACAGGCTCGTGTGGTAGGCGATCGGATATCCGAGGGGTCCGGTCTCCCACTTGTAGGTGGCATACGACTCGAGCAGGTATTTGGGGATCGGGCGGGCATCCGTCGTCGGCGTCCAATAGATGGAACCGTTCTCGAAGTGCGCGAACTTGCCGACACCATCCGGGCAGGACTCTTCGCCCGTCAGACGCTTCCCGAGCCAGGATGCAGCCGCGGCCATCTCATCGATCTTGTTGACCACTACGACATGCGGTGCAGTGACGCCGCGAACGAACTCGTCGACGAACACGGCGAAGCGGTCCCACGGGAACCGGTCGCCAGTATCGGTGTGGTTGCCGATACGCAGGACTCGAGTCACATAGCCGTGATCGGAGAAACCGTCGCGTCGACCCAACGGGTACGGGCGCGGATTCACTTCGATCGAGAAGCCATACTTTCTGGCGTCCTGTACGGCCAGCCATGCTGCGATTCGGATGTCGCCTTCGCGTCGCAGCCAATCCTCACGCGACCATGCTGCGCGACTGCCCGCGAACACCAGGTTGATGGTGTACGGGTTCGCGTTCAACACCGACCAGGAAGCCCGATCGGTATCGTTGATGCACACGACAATCCCGTCGCGGACCACATAGTGGTAGCTGGCGCCGTTACCCGGGTTGTTGCAGAACGCCGCCAACCCTTCGGCACTGGCGTTGCCCTCTTCGGTGTGCAGCAGAAAATTCGAGACTCGAGCGCCGTTACGGCTCGAGGACGACGGTCCGAAACGGATGATCTCGCGGTATGCGGGCTTCAATGACGTCCCTCCAGAAGCTGGTGTAGGTGTGGGTGCAGGTTTCGGCGCTGCAGGAGTCGGGGTGGCCGCGGCGACAGGGTTGCCTGCGCCTGCCAGCCATGCCGCAGGATCCTGTGCGCGGCCACCGATGCGACCCGGCGGCGTCCACACCTCGAAATGCAGGTGTGCGCCCGTGGATTGGCCTTCATTGCCGACGAGAGCGATCAACTGCCCGGCTTTCACACGGTCGCCGGCGCGGACTTTGATGTCGGCGTGCCGCATGTGCCCGTAGATGGTGTCGACGCCGTGCGTTTTCTGGTGGTCGATCCACACCCAGTTGCCGAAGCCGTCGACTGTGTTGGCGCGGCGGTCGGATCCTTCGACGACGACACCATCGGCGACCGCATAGATTGGTGTGCCGAGGGGCGCTGCGAAGTCGAGGCCGTTGTGCTGACTGCCCCAGCGTGGCCCGAAACCGGAACTGATCTTGTATGTTACAGCGGCCAGCGGGTAGACGCGGTCACTCAACCGGATCACCAGCCCCCGAATCGGAGCTCGGTTCTGATGCTTCCTCCGTGACAGCAAACCCGATGGATGCCAGCGCATCCTCGTGGGAACACAACTCCAACGGAATCGACGCGGCCATCGTGTTATCGCCAGTCGTCAACATGATCACCTCGCCATGCGACAACTCGGCAGGAACGATGCGCGTCTCCCGCAGCCCGAACGCAGGAAGATCGATGCGCGACACAATGAGGTAATCGACACCGGAATACGGTTCAGAAAGCTTGAACCCGTACGCCTCCCCCGCTTTACCCCGCAACTTCTCTGTAACTTGAACAGCAAATGGCATGCGCATCCCTAACTAGGTCTTGTGTATTCGATGACGGTTACGCGGCCGTCCGCGCCGAGTCCGCCAGCGCCATCGGTTGATCCGAGGCCGTGACCGCGGCCGCCACCGCCGCCGCCAGGCCCAGCAGGAAAACCGCCGTCGCCACCGCGGCCGCCGACCGTCGCCGCGACCTGCGTTCCGCCGCCGCCACCGCCGCCGCCACCGTTTCCGCGGGCAACCGGGCTTGTCACCGCGCTCTGCCCGTTACTGCCTGCGCGAGAGCCTGCAGTCGAACCGCCAGCGCCTCCCGCGGCAAATGCGGAACTCCCACCGGCTTCACCGCCAGTCGGGCCTTCGCCTGTCGTTCCGTTGGAACCGTTCCCGCCGTGACCGCCGTCGCCAGTCGCGGAATTCGACAGAATCGCGCCCTCGACGCCGAGGATCGCCCCGATACCGGGCACTGACTGAAGATGAGGGCCGAAGCGGGAAACGCCACCGATCTGCGATGGGGTACTTCCACCTGCGCCGACGACCACCTCTACCGTGTCGGCGATATCGTTTTCGATGGCCGGAAGTTCAAACCATTGGTATCTGTAGCCGCCGGACAGTCCGCCTGTGCCGCCGGTGCCTACCGCAACCGTGCTACCTGTGCGGCCTGCTGATCCGCCGCCTTCGACTGCGACTCCGAGTCGGATCAGTCCGGGCGGCTTCGTCCATGTGCTGTTGAATGCGAAAGTGCGGACAGTGACTGCGCCGCCCTCGAGTAGTTCGACGCGGTTTTCGAGGTCGGTGAGACCGTCCGTGATCTCGCCTGCTTGCGTGACTTGCTCGTCGACGACTGCATTCAGGTTGGTCAGCCAACTGTTGATTGCGTTGAAGATTCCCGCGAACCCGGTCTGGGCACGCTCGAAGCCTTTAAGCTTGTCGCCACGCATAGTTGCGCGGGCGGAGGCTTCGGTAATGTCCTGCCCGAATCGGCCGCCCAACACGAACGCGCCATCAGGACTGCTACCACCAGGAGTAGTCACGTCACATCCCCCGGAACTTCTTCAACAACGTCTGACGAGGCTTCTTCGAAGACATCTCCAACGCCATCACCCGGCGAATCTCCTTCGCCGGCTTCCCGAACAAGTAGCCTTCAACGAACGTGGCCGTATGCTGAGACGGATCGAACTGAGGACCCGCCTCAATCTCCGCCATATCCGCCTCTTCCTGCGGATCCGGGATCTTCCCCAGATAGCGGTAGCGTTCCAACTGGATCGCCTGCTCATGCTCCGTCAGCGTCGCCGGATCCTGAATCATCACCGGCTCCGGTTCCGGCTCGTCCATCCCCACCCAAGACATCGACCCGTTCAATGCATGCTGTTGACCGCGATACGGATTCAGCATTTTGATCTGCTGCTTCGGTAGCTGGTCGACGTGCACGAACCCGTCTTCGTTCGCCAGTGCGGCGACGCGGTCGACGTGAATGAACCCTGCATCGTCGATGTGCTTCGACCATGGGCGCGCGAAATGCTCTGGCACCATGAACGGTGAATCGCCGAGGCCGGGGAGTCCCATGAACACCCACAGGTTGCGTTCTTCGGGGTCGTTTTGGTCGCAGTTGTCTTGGGTGGGTAGACGCATCTCATCCTCTTTGGAATTGTGTTGTGCCAGTGCGGGTTTGACTACCCCACACCGAGGTCTTTCAGCATCCCGAAGAAGTCTTGGATCTCTTCGAGTGCCTTCATCACCGGGTCTTCCGGCTCCCGCTGCCCGATCGTGATCTGCCACGACGGCGACGACTCGCGGTCCCACGCCAACTGCAGTTCAGACACGCGGTCAACGAAAACCAGACCTTCCTCAGGCATCCCGAGGACCGTCGAACCGACACGATCACCCAGAAAGAAGTGACCGTGGCCCTTCTGCCCGATGCGATACGGTGCACCATCCGCCACCACCAGCGTGTGACGTGTGTACTCGCGGGTCTGCCAGAAACCGGTGCGGAGCGCCAGCAACGCCGACAGCGTGTAGGCTCGGTCAGCGCCGTCACCCCACTTCTCGTGATAGTGAGACCAGCCGAGGCGTTGAGCCCGAGAAGGACTGCCCCACTTCATAAAAGCGGCTACCACGTCGGTGTATAGCGGCTTCAGCAGGGTGTCAGCGACACCGCCGAGAGGTGGAACGCCCGGGATCATCGCCGACAAATCGCCGATCATCTGAATGGCCGCCCCGATAGCCTCATTCACGCCCGGGGCACTATGGCCACCAACCACCACGCCGACATCCGTCGCCGGCTTCCACGAAAACTCCGACGACTGAATGCCCGTCAGATCGCCTTCACGGAAAATCACCCACGGCGCAGCCGGAACAGTCCCCAAAAAGCCGGGCTGCTTGTACACGTCCGGAGTGTTCGGGTCGATGCCGACCTTCGTCTCATCCAAACCGTTCGAACCGAACTGCAAAACCTCATGCAGCAAACCCGTGAACAAGTTGCCGCCGAACGACGTACCCGTGTTACGGGCCGACTTGTCGACGATCTCCCACACCAGGCAGCCATGCCGAAGATTCGCGCCCTCCCACGGAGGAGGATCGCCAGCCAGGAATCGGCGGCATTCAATCGACAGTTCCGCATCCTCAACGATGCGTTTTGCCATGTCATGGAAGTTTTTGAACCGTGAATGCACGATCGCCAGCGACGACGTATCCCGTGTAGCCTTCGACGGCTTGACCACCATCGACCACGTCGACTGGTTGAAGTTGAACCACTGCGACGGATCCATCGGATCATCGGGCAGCATCCATAGGCTCGACTCGAGCCGCATAATGTTCGCGAGGAGCGTGGTTTCCAACGCCCACTTCGCTTTACCGAACAGAATCCACAGCCGCGGGAACTGAAATTCAGCGGGCAACCACGGATTCGACCAGCACAGGATGTGCTTGAGTTCCTCGTAGTCATGCTTGAAGAAGACCCGCATGATCTTCTGTCCGGTGTCGGTTTTGATGATCTTGAATTCGTCCATGCGGCCGGACCAGCGGGCACCGTCCTTGTCGACGGTGATGTGAATGTTGGTTGTGCCGCGGCCTTTGACGTCGGCGATCCACCTGGACATGTAGTAGTCCAGTGGCATGTCCAGCGATCCGGTGCCGGTCTCGTTGTCGGCGTATTGGAAGTTCGCTGCGATTTCTTGGCGGACGATGCCCCGCAGGTTCCAATCGCCGTCGTGGATTCGAACCAGCGGCGGTGCGAGGCGTTCTTCCTTCTCCTTGCGGAGCCGATCGGTAATCTCGTTGAAGATGCCGTCGAAGTCGATACCAGGATCGATGCTCGACTGCCCCGGATGGACAGTGTCAGACGGATACAGGTCGGTAGCAGGCGCGGTCAATGGAGCCCCCATGGTCTGGACCACGGGCGAGGACACCGCAACTGAATGCCAGTGCCCACCGCAGCACCAGTCACAGTGACCGGCAACGTAGTCGGCTTCGTATACGGAGGAACCGGAAACAGAAAACTGACACCATTCATCCGCGCCCAAAACGGGGCACCATTCAGCGCCACCGCCTGGTCCTGCATCGGATCGGTGTTGATGACAACGTCTTCACCCGCAAGCTGCGTCGGCAACAAGATTCGGCGCGCAGCCCACTCATCACCCAGCCACGAATAATCAGGGACCGTCCACCGGCCAGGGGCCTTCAACACCCACTTCAACCAGATTTGCAGGTCAGTCGGATTCGATACCGTCACCGTCCCCGACTGCGAACCCCCATTGCGGGTGTCGATCGTCGACGCCCACGACGACACAACATCGTCCTCATACCAGTACGGGTCACCAGCAGTGCACGTCATCGTCACCACAGAGATTTCGTTGATGTGAGGGTCACGCCGCGTCTTGATGTCCGGCTGCTCCGACATCCGCAGTTTCAGACGACGCGAACCGAACTCAGTGGTTATGATCAACGTCGAATCACGGTCGTATGCCCACGCTTTACGCCACGCAGAGTCGGCGTCCTCCCAGGAAACACCAGACACCGCGAAAACGTTCACTTGGAATACGACGTCGCGTTTGTTTGTTCGATAACCGCCAGGTGAAGCACCGATCTGAAACGCAGTAGAGTTCCAAATCGTCTTCACGGGCGCGTCATATAGGCCGATAGGATTGGTCGCCAGCTCGACGCCCTCAGACCCCTGACCGGGGCCTGAGAGCGTCCACCTGGAACCGTCCACGCCTATCAGCTCGATAGTTGCGGGCGATGCCACGCTGTTACCTCCTGATGTACATGAGCGAGCGCTGCGCCTCCAACGTCTTCGCCTTCTGGAAGGCCGAATCGACATCGGGAGTGCTGAGGTTGACGACCATTGAGTTATCGACGTTCGACGTCGAACCCGCTGCGCCACCGCGAATCCCGCGGAACACCTGTGCGCCCATCTTGTTGACGACGTTGGCGTCGCGGTTCATTGCTTCGAGTAGCGGCCGGTTCGCATCCGCAGACTTCGCGTTCATCACGAACTCGCGATCCGACAACCACGCAGGAATCGAATCCGACGTGGAAGTACCGGGACCCCACACCGAACCGCCGTTGGCGTAACCGCCTACAGTCGGCCAGACTTCGTGGACTCCACGACCACCGAACTTCGGATCCGTCTCCACATAGTTGACGGCCGCGAAAATGTTGTTCGCCGGATCGAAAATGTCGTCGAGCAGGTCAGGAGACTTGAACGCGTCATAGGTGCCCTGAATGGTCTGCATCAGACCCTTCGATGGCGTACCAGCAGCAGCATTCGAATCCCAACCGTTGACGGCCATAGGGTCGCCACCGGACTCGATCTTCATCTGCGCCAACGTCTTACTCGCATACGATGCAGGCCAGCCACCGAAGTCGAGGACAGCGTTGACGACATTCGCCCACTGATCGACACCCGCACTCGGGTCATAGACGTGAACGAACGGATTCGGTGCCGCAGGAGCAGTCGGTGCAGGTGTAGACCCCGGCGCCGTGATACCGGTCGTCGGATCAGTACCGACACCCGCACCCAACCCTGCAGGAGAATCAGCTACATTCGAGTCGCCCCCGAACTGGCCGTCCTTCTGCATGTCCCACAACATTTGCCCGGCCTTCACCGCGCCCGGCATCTCATCGGAGATACCGAACACGCCGAGCGCATCGCCGACCATCCCGGACACGAAGGCATCCGCGACACCGCCAGCGAGACCAGACCACGTCGACTCCGACGAACTCGAACTGTCACCGGACAGGTCGCCCATCCCGGTGATCGCATCCGTACTCGAATTCAACGACCAGTCGGCTGCCGCAACATCAGAAGGAACCGACGTCGCGCCCGCAGCCGCACCCGACGCGCTGCCGTTCACGGCAGGCACATCAGTCACCGTCACCGGTGCAGGCATCGCCCAATGCACATGATCTTCATGCTGCGCGTTTGTGGATGCACCGAAGTCGAACGGTTGACCGCCATCGAGATTCGACCAACCCGACAACGGCCAGTGGATGAGCTCTTCGACGGGTTGCGTCGAGTTCAAGCCGTAAATCCAGCGGGCATAGTCGGGCATGTTCGGGCCATCCAAATCGATGGCTGTGCCGCCCATGTGGTGGTCGAACCCGGATCCGACATCGGCGTAGCGGGTGCCGGATGTGAGGATGACATCTGGGAATGCGGTGCGGATTGCATCCCACATCGACTGTTGGATAGCGGTTGTGAGGCTGGCGCCGTTGGCAATGGTTCCGCCGTTGCCGCCGAGCTGCACTGTGCTGGGTGTTGCATTCGGTGCGGGTGCGGCGGGGGCACTGCCTCCGCCTTTACCGGCCGCCGGTGCATCGTAGGTGTTCGTGGATGCACCGCCACCGTCACCGGGTACACCACGTCCAGCGGACTGTCCGCGTTCGACGGCTTCCTTCGTACGGCCAACCTTGCCGCCATCCTTGAATGCGGGGATCCGGTCTTCGTTGATCGCCTCGACGAGGTCACCGTGCTTGGCAGTCATGGCTGCGTTGACGACGTATTCACCGTTCGACAGCCACGCAGGAACCAGATCATCGGTGGGTCCGCCAGGGCCGGTGATGTGACCGCCCATAGCGAACTTGTTGGCCTCAGCCCACTTGACCATCGAATCGCCGAGGGCGCGTGTGCCGTTGCCGCCGATCTTCGGAACCCACGACGGGATTTCGACCTTCTGGAGGAGTTTGCCGATCTGTTCGACAGCGATTGCGATCGTGCCGACGATGCCCTTCCAGATGATGGCGACGGAATCGCCGAGGTCGGTGAAGAACTCGCGCATACCGTCTGTCGCGTCACCGATGAAATCGCGTGCACCGTCGATGACGTTGCGGACGTCGGTGAACTTTTCGCTCCAGTAGTTGGCGAACTGGCGTACACCCTCGATGACCAGCGGTAGTGCATAGGTCGCGAGGAATTCGATGCCCTCCGTCAACGGAGGTAGCACCGACTCCACCAGGATCATCAGGACGTCGATCAAGATCGGTGCGAGATCGGTGCCGATGTCGATGAGCTGCGGGATGAACGGTGCCAGCGCGAGAACGATCCGCGAGAACGAGTCGATCAGCGTCGGCAGGAGCGGCGCGATCTGCTTCAAGGCCTCGGCGAATGCTTCACCGAGTTGCATCGCGACGTCAGCGAGAATTGGCGCCAAGTCTTCGAGGACTGGCATCATCGCGTCCATCCACTGTTCGATCAGTGGTCCTGCAGCCTCGAAAACAGTTGTGAGGGCGGGTGCTAGTGCTTCGATGAGGGTTGCGATGACCTCGGCGGCCATCGGTAGGAACGGTGCGATCGCCTCGAGGAGTGCTGCGAACGCTTCCCCCAGTGGGGCCATGGCAGGCTCGAGGGCTGCGAACGTGTCGATCAAGGTTTCGCCGACTATGACGATGATGTCCGACAGTGAAGGGATCAACGGTTCGATCGCATCGAACAGTGCGCCAAGCAGATTCGCGACAACCGGGAGAACCGGCCCCATACCGTCTGCGATAGCACCGATGAAGTCGCCGAGCATCGGCATCAGATCAGTCAGCGAATCCGTGAAGATTGCACCGAACTCGCCCAGCGACGGTCCGAGCTCACGGAACATGTCGCCGATGGAGGCGAACAACGGCCCGAGAGAAGGTCCGACTTCGGCGCCCATCGTGATGAACGCATCCGTCAACCCGCCGACCAGAGGTGCGAGCCCTTGCATGGCCTGCCCGACGCCAGCAGTGAACTGGTCCATCGTGCCCGAATCAACGAGACTGGTCAGCGTCGAATCCAGTTCGGCGAACGTCGACTTCAAGCCTTCGTTGATGCCGCCCGCGATGGTGACCATGCCCGCTTTGAGACCAGGCATCTGATTCGTCGCCAACGTGGAGAACGAGTCGCCGAGGCCGTCGAACATCGTGTTCTGGACTTCGAGCCGCAAGTCCTTCCATGCCGGCCCGAGGGCACGCACCTTCTCGAAGAAGTCACGTGCATTCGGCGACAGTTTCGCCAACGCCTCAGCCAGCTTGTCCTGCCCCGCGCCAGCAGACTCCCCCGCCTCAGCAAGCTCACGCTGCGCCTTAGCGAGATCCCGGACCGCAGCCTCGACATTCTTGTTGGCGTCGATGACACCCTGCTGCGAATCCGCGACAGCCTGCTTCGCATTCTGGACGCGATCCGAGTTTTCGATGCCCGTCGAATTCGCTGCCGACGTATCGGCACGCAGATCCGAGGTCGTGTTCTTCGACTCCGCATACCGTTGTTCCGCGGTACGGACCGCCAGATCGGCTTCCTGCAAGTCCAGTTTCGACGACTTCGGATCCTTACGGACCCGCGCCAAGTTTTCGCGTGCACGAGCAACCGAGATCGCGGCACCCTCCTGGGAGAGTTCCGCCGACTTCAATTGGTCGTTCATGTCGCGGAGTTCGCGGTTTGCGTCCCGGTAGGCGTCGTTCAACGCCTTCTGCGCGGTGATCGCATTACGTTCCGCCGATTCGACACCGCGTTGCGCGGCATCAATGCCGTCGATAGCGTCTGCGACACCCTGCAGTGCGTCCGCCTGCCGTTCAGCAGCATCCGTGGCATCCTCGGCAGCCGTAGCTGTCGCATCGGATGCAGCGGAGAATGCGTCACCCAAGCCCTTGGAGCCGATGAAGCCGACAGCACCGATCGCACCCAACGCTGCGACCGCACCGCCAGCGGCGCCGATCAAACCGACAACCTCAGCGGCCAATGCGCCCACGCCTGCAGTGATGGCAGTGAACTTGACTGCGGACATCAGCTTCAGGCTGCGTGTGGCCTTGTCTGCACTGTCGGACACCGAGTTGAGTCCGCCAGCGTTCGGTGTGGGGACGGGTCCGGTGTTGGCGTCGACGTCGATGGTGCGGCGTCGTGGGATCGCGGCGAGGAACGCTGCAAGTTCTGCTGCAGCGATGCGGGTATCCAAGCCCAGGTTGATGGAGACACTGGAGGGGATGGAGGTGAGGAATGCGTCGAGTTCTGCTGCGGCGACTCGGGTGTCGAGGTCGAGGTTGACGGTTGCGCTACCACCGGCGGTGCGTTGCGCGGCATCGAGTTGTGCTTGGAAGGATGCGAAGTTGGCGTTGAGGTCGACGTCGACGGTGAATCCGGCGGACTGCGAGATTTGGTCGAGTCGGGCTTGGAAGCCGGTGGTGTCGAGGTTGAGTCCGACGTCGAGTGTGTGTCCGCGGGCTGCGGCGAGGGCGGTGTCGACTTCGCGGCTGAAGTTGGTTGTGTCGGCGACAAGTGGGACGTGTAGTTCTGGGTTGATGCGCGCTAGATCGCGTTCCACATCTGCGCGAAACGTGTCAGATAGGCGCGGAGCCACCGCGAGCCACGCGGTACCCGCGTCAAACGACGTGTAATCTGCCACGTTGACCTCTGATTCAGTTGTCGCTCAACACATTTTCTGGTGCGGTGAACTTGTCAAACAGGTTTTGAATACGCGCCCGATGCTGCTCATCCTTGACAGAATCAAGAGCCGTCCACGGCCGCGTCATAGGTTCGAAACTCGGCGGATCCGCGCCAGCAGACGCAATAACCGCGCCCTGCAACGACCGCAACTGGTCGATGACCGCAAGAAGCAGATACGCTTCCAAGTTGTATTCGAGAGGTGTTGGGGGCTCGTTCGATTCAGGGAGCTTCGCGATTTCCTCGGCGATATCACGATCCAACTGCAGAGCAGTCTTGTAATGCGAACCGCGAGGCAGCTTGTCCTTCAACCGCCACAGCTCACGCCAATCACGCAGCCCCGAAAGATAGTCGTGAACGTCTATCCCCAGGACTGCGTGAAAGTCGTACTCGAGGGCTTCACCGAAGTGATCCCAAAAATCTAGGAGCCCGTCGACCCCCCCGGCACCTCCGTGGCACCGCGACCGTAGAAGTGCTCGTTCAGATCCTTGTTGAACTCGATCCACTCATCGAGGGGCAGCTCGTCGTAGATGGCGTTGACGGCATCGAAGTGCTCGCCGAGGATGATCTTGAGCTGCGCATCTTCGTCGCCCCTGGCTTCGCGGAGCTTGCGTGCCTGGCCGCGAGTGAGGGGCTGAATGTGGATGTCGCTGGTGAGGATGTACGGGCCGCGACGCTTCTTGTCGAGCTCCTCGCGGATCTCGTAGAGGCGTCCTTCGTCGCTGAGTCCTGCAGTCTTGGTGCGGGCGGTTGCCATGGGGGTCTCCGGTTTCTGGGGTGCGTTTTCGAAAAAAAATTTGGGGGTGTGGCTAGAAGCTGGTGTGTCGCTTCTGGGGTTTAGGTAGTCCGGTTGCGCTGCCGCCCTTGGGGAAGTTGCCTGCAGGCTTGGGGACGGGCTTCGGTGTCACGGTGGGGCCGATCTTGGTGCGGGACAGGCCGGGTTCGGTCAGTGGCGTGTTCTTGCTCATGCGGTCTCCTCGGTGGTGGCTGTGCGGCGTCGGCGTGTGCCGGCGGTTTTGTCGCCTGCGGTGTCGACTGGTGCGGCGTCGAGGATCGGGGTGTCGGTGACCTCGGTTTCGGCGGGTGCGGTCGCGGCTGGTTTGCGTTTGAATCCGCCGCCGTAGAGGGCGTTGCACAGTTGCGTGGGTGTGTGGGCGGTGAATTCGATGTCGCCCTTGACGAGCTCGACGGGTGTGAAGTCAGACATGGGTGTCGTCCTGCCTTCTCCGGTGTGGTTTGGGTGCGCCCTCGTGTCGCGACCGGAGATGCGCGGCACGAGGGCGGGTTGGTGTTCGAACAGGCGTATTCGCACATACGTTCGAAAGGTGTTAAGTTGATCTAGGTTGGGCAGCGGAGGGAAGCCGCCGCCCAGCCATCAACGACAGGAGTGCGGAATGCGTGAGCGGGCCGGGAATACGCAACTGCCCAGAGTGTTCGCGGAGGTGCCTGCCATCAATGGCGATGTGGTTTCACTCGAGTCCGGCGACGTTCACGCCACGTACTGGCTGAGCATCGAAGCTGCAGACACTCGAGGGATCACAGCCCACATGACCGTGCAGCAACTCCGGCATCTCTACGTTGAGATCGGTCACGCACTGTCCATGTGAACACGGCGTGCAGGTATAAGTGACCTGTGAAACTCCGTCATGCCGGTGTAGGTGTCGTGTTGGCTGCGCTTGCTGTGTGCGGGTCGTGCAGTAGCCGGGAGCCGGTTGCGGTTGCAACGTTCGATCCGTCGACTGCAACGTCCACCACCACTGCTGCAGCGACTGCGACTGGTGAGCCGTCGACTGTGACACGCCCCGCCGAGAAGCGGACCGTCGACTCCGAGACGATGAGCACACCGCAGACGGAACCCGTTTTGAGTGGTGACGTCGACCGCGACACGATGTGCCGGGATATCGAGACGTTCCGCTCAGGATGGGAAGAATTCACGGGCGAAAAGATGTCGACAGCAGAGGCTGCAGCCGCGATCTTGGGGCAATACGAGGAGCCACTCAAGCGCGGTGAAACGTCACTCGCCGAGTTCCAAGCCGTGCAGGCCGCTCTCGCCACCTGCTAACTTCGCACACCTGTTCGATCAGTGTTAGGTTTCGGGGATGGAACCGCTCTACCGCCGCGGAGACCGTTGGATCGAACTCGCACCCACACACTGCCCAATCGGACACAACCTGGTCGGCGGCAACGTCCTCGTCGGCTCACACGTCTGTAGCTGCGACATCCACCACCATCGGACACATCGCTGTCGAGAATGCGAAGCCATCACCTACACCCCACCACTTACCGAGCACTGCAGGGATGCCGCATTCGACGGGCGAGGCCGATCGTAAAGTGACTGGCATGACGTTCACGCCTAAACCGGATGAGGGGCAAGCGGGCCTCGTTCTACTCCCCGATGGCCGCTACGGCTTCCGCTACCCGGAATCCGATGACGTGATCATCATGAAGAAGCCTGAGGAGTACGTTCCGCCTGAGGATTAGGCGACGGCGCCGAGGTATGCGGCAACCGAATGTGATGCGTGCGTGTCCAGGTTGCGTCGGCCCCGGTCATAGATTCGTATGGTCGTGGATATGTCTGCGTGGCGCATCGCCAACTGCACTTCACGCAGTGGGACGCCAGCGTCGATCGCATTGACGCAGAAACTGTGCCGGAACGTGTGCGGTGACACGTTCATTTGAATGCCGGTTTTGCGGACGATGCGTTTCGCGACGCGGTCGGCGGAGTGGCGGGTCATGCGTGTGCCGTCGCGGCGTAGCAGTAGAGCACCGGTTTTGCGGTCGCCGATTGCACGGTCGATAGCGCGCATGACGACGGGTGGCTGCGGTGCAACTGCGATCTCGCCGCCCTTCTGCACGAACTGCATGATGCGGTGGCCTTGCGAGTAGGACGTCACGTTTTCGACGTCCAGGCTGCACGCCTCCGACACGCGTAGCCCGGTGTAGCCCATGATGACCAGCAGCGCGTAGTCGGTTGCCGAGGATTCGTAGGCTTGATGGCAGACGGCCTGCATCTCGTTGCGGTCGAGGTGGATCTTCTCCCCTACGACTTGCCGGATCTTCGGCATTTTGAGGAGTCTCGCCGGGTTTTTGGTGATGCAGTCGTCGTCGAGTGCGATCTCGTAGAACAGTCGGAGTGTGCCGATACGGTGCGAGATGGTGGATGGGCTGTTGCGGCGCTCGTCGGCGAGGTAACGCATGTACACCTCGATGTGTTGGCGACGGGCGTCGAACACGTGGAGTCCGTGTCCGTCGCACCACCGCCGATACATCTTGAGGTCGTCGCGGTATGAGATTTGGGTGTTGCCGTCCCATCGCATGAGGAATGCTTCGCAGAACAGGTCGAGGGAGAGTGCGTCTCGTCCGGTGTGCGGGATGGTGATGTCCAGTGCTGCGGTCACGGTTGGAGAAGCTAGCAGCGTTTGCGTGTTGGCTTCCTAGTCAAATCTCAGATACCCACTTGGTGTTATGTGCCGCTTCGATCGCCTGACAGAAACGTGACAATCGCCTGTTAACTGTCACGTTCTCTGTCATGCTGACCGGATGCTCTACTGGATTCTCGGCGGTGTCGCCGTTTGGGTCGTCATCGCCGTGATCGCGGTGTACTGGCTTGGGCGGACCATCTCGCACACCGACCTCGAAGAATCCGCCGCCGAGCTTCGACGAGCCGAGCGAACCGACCAGGCGCACGGTGCTACGCGGCCACTACGACCTTCAGATCATCGAGCACAAGGGAGTCGGAAGACGCTGAGTTGAATCCCGCGATTCCGACGAGTGCGCCAGTGAGCACGTCGGTGTCTGTGGCGGAGTAGACAACGGTCCCGTTCTTCAGCAGTTGCAGCGCAGACCCAACCACCCGCACACCTACCGTGTCGCCGTCCGCCAACGGGAAAGACGATCCCGAGAAGGTCGTGGTCGTGGACCCGACCCGCTTGCGTAGATCGAACGCAGCCGACCCGATCCGAAGGCGGATGGAGGTGGAGTTCCCGGCCTGCCGCCTGACATCGAGGTACACCGACGTTCCAGTCGAAGCGGGGCGGGTGACGACCTTGACCGATGCTTCGACGTCCGAAGACGGCATCGGCGCTGTGGCGGACGGGGCCTCCCCTGCCACCAGTGACAGCGTGAGCGCACCGTTGACGGTGTATCGACCGAGAGGCGTGGCCGTCCACGAGGCCGCGGTGCCGCCTGCGTTCGAGTCCGTCGATCGACCGTTGAGTTCTCCCGTACCGGAGAATCCATCACTGAGCACCGTGGTGCCTATGGCCGGATTGCCGAGCACGTCGACCCATCCGAGTTCGAGCAGCTTCGCACCGACGAGCTTGGCGACTGCGTTGTACCCGGTGTACGACAGGTGCGCATCGTCGTCCGCCAACGACGGGGGCATGACGCCGTTGGCCTGAGCGGCGAGGTCCGCGGACGTGGGTGTGATACCGGTGTCGGTCCACACCTTCGATCCGGTGATGTACGCGCCGACGTCGAGGTACTTGTCCCCGTACGTCTGCCGGTACACCTCGTTCACGCGGGCAGTCTGCGCGACACGATCGGCTGCCCAGTTCTGATTGCAGAAGTGACCCAGGACCAGCCGGCGTTTGGCGAAAGCGCCGACCTGCTTCCAATGCTTCGCGGTGTAGTCGACGACCCTCTTCTCCTCCTCGGCGCTGAGCGTTCCGAGGTTGTTCTTACCGACCCACAGCAGGGCCGCATTGTCGCGGCGAGTGACTCCGACCGACGAGAGGAACGGAGCCGGTGCTGCGACCGCGACAGCGCTCCCCGACGTCGTGCGGGTGAAGGTGTACCCCGGCGTCGGGGTGGCGGTGTACGCCAGGGTTCCCGCGATACCTGCCAGGGTGCCGTCGATGGTGACGGTGGAGTACACCGGAAAACTGTTGGCGATGGTGACCGCTACCGACCCCGACGCGGGAATCGATCCACCGACCGGCTGCACGAGAACGGGAACCGCGTTGGCCTTGGCTGCCGAGTGTTGGATCTCCTCGCCGCCGATGCCCTGCGAGTAGACCGGGATGCCGAGTACCGACTGCAGTGCACCCTGAGACACGAGACGCTGAGCGCTCGACGAACCCCACACCGCGACACCAGGGGCAGGTTGCACCGGCGAGACGTACCCAGTCGTGAGGTCGATGCACAGCCATGTCCCGGCCGTGTTGTGAAACAGCGCGAAATCGCCGATGACTGCGGGGGTGTCGGTGATGTCGAGGCCGGTGGCGATCTGCTTTTCCGCTGCACCGTTGGCGAAGTTGGTCGCGTAGAGGGTCGACCCGTCCCGCCTGACGATGAAACGGTTGGCATCGACGGGCACTGCGGGGGTCTGCCATGCGACACCGGTGCCGGTCTTGGCGAGTACCTGCCCAGTCGCACCGCCCGCGGGAGTCGTCAGCTTCGAGTCGACGTCGATCGGCCCGGACATGATCTCGGAGGACGTCGCGACTGCGATTCCCTTCGACGCGATGTAGTCGATGAGAGCCGTGAAGTCGGCGACGGACCAGGAGTTGACACTGCCGGTGCTGTCGAGGGTGTGGAAGACGAGGTTGATCCAGCACTTTTCGGTGGTCGCGGAGTCGACGAGTGCTTTCGCCGAGGCGAGGTCACGGCTACTTCCCAACGCGGCCGCGGGTACCGCCCAGCGTGCAGCGGCAGGTAGCTGCGAGTGTCGTCCGTCGTTGGTGCGGGCGAATCCGTAGTACTGCGAGACCAGGCGTTGCAACGGTGCGTCGAAGTTGCCTACCGGGTAGGCGAACGCGGACGACTCCACGCCGAGGCTGCGCTGCCACTGCCGCAACTGCGTGAGCATCGTACGGACCTCGGCCTCGGGTATGCCGACTCGGGACGCGTGTTCACCGGCTGTCATGCAGTGTCCGCCGACGTCCCATCCGTGAGCGTCATGGAGCGTGCGCACCTGCGCCTCGGTGAGGTAACTCGGACCCGATCCCACACGTGAGACCACCGGGTACAGGGTGGCGCGGTAGCCGTACTTTCCGAGAACCTGGCGGGCGACCGTCCACGCTTCGATGTAACTGTCGTCGAAGTCGATGCTGACCACGCCGTTCGGGAATCGTGAGTCCCCCTCGACGTAGGTCGCGACCCCGCCCAGCTTGAGTCCGACTGTATTGCCGGATCCGATGTCTCGGACGCTCACCTGGGCGGTGGTCAGACCGACGCGGAGGGGCGCTCCTGAGCTGACGGAGAAGTTCGCCCAGGGGATGATGAGCGGTACCCACTCGTTCTCGCGGAGGGACGACTTGCCGCCCGAGGGTACCGAGACGGTCGCGCGCCACGAATCGGTCATGGCCGACGTCGTCGCGAGGTAGACGTCGAAGGTCGACAGGTTTTGCATGTTGACGGCTTTGACCCAGAGCACGAGGCCGCGGCCGTTCATGTCCAGGTTCAGGCTGACGTTCTTCAATCCAGCGGTGGCCCCGTCTCCGAGGGTGACCGTGGAGATGCAGCGAGTTCCGATTGCGAAGTCTGTGGTGTCCGATGGTGTGGGGGTCTGCGCGCCCACTCCGCCCCAGCCGTGGGCTGCGGCCTGGAACGGACTGATGATGGTGGTGCGCGGCCAGAAGCGGGGCGAAGGCGCGGGTGGGGAGACGATCGAAGTCGACGCATAACGGGTATTACTGAGTTCACGTTCCTGATCGAGGATCACGTTCAACTCAGCAACGTCAACCGCATCCTCAATACCCGCCTCAATACGATTGAGCTCCTCCGCAGTAATCGGAGTCGACGTATCAGGCTTGTTCTTCCATAGCTTTCGAATGAATGCCAAAACGATGTCCTATCAATAAGATCGAGTGGCAGCTATGGGCTGCCCCACGCCTAACCCACGCTGCAACTACTACGGGTAGACGTCGGAGCCGGGGAGAACGCTGCTCCCCGGCACCAAGGGCATTAAGGGGTTGCAAGCTCGAAACCGAACTTTTCGATCTTGTTCTTCCAACCCAGACCACCGAAGCCATGACCGACCGCGAAACCAGCCGTGTCATCCTTGAACGCAGTCAACGTCAACTTCTGGCCGAGCGACGTCGACGGAGTCCAGTTCTCGCCATCGAAGTTCGACACAGCGACCTTCGGCAAAACCTTGAACACGTAGATCGGCTCCTCATCGGAACCGTCCTGGCCGATGACGATCGCACTGTAGTAGCGGATGCTCGGCGCGGTCGGCTGCGCGAAAAACACTTCACCGGACTCGGCGTCGCCCTTCACCGCATCCAAATCAGCGGCAGTCGTCAACTCGAGAACCAGCTTGTTGGTTTCCTGCGGCGTGAACGCGAACGTCGTCGAATCCGCGGTGATGTCCATGCGAGTCGGCTGCATCTCACCGTACGACTCCAGGTTCGACGTTTCCGTCGACCGGGCGAACGCGATACCGTCAGCCTTCGCGAAATGCCCGACCGGAACATACGCGGCCGGCAACGTCTGCAACGCCGAATTCGAGGACGTGAACGCAGTCGGATGCGGCGTGTAATGCGGGGCCAGCCAAATGCCCGCGTCGAGCGGCTTCAGCAGGACTTCAGACTTGGCTGCCTTCAACAGAGACAGGGAGGTGTCCACCATGGTGGCTCCTTCAGGTTTTAGGGTCGGCGAAACACACCCGGCGTCGCGGGTGGCGAGGAATGCCGAAAAGTGATGCGAGAGGGGTTAGAACTGCCGCCGGAACGACATGACGAAGGCGACCTGTACGGTGCGGTTCATCGGATCCAAGTCCGGGATTTCCAACGGTGCAGCCATTTCGCCGACGTCGTCGACGAGGACACCGTTGACGCGGGTGCGTGCAGCCGCCATCGCGGCTTTGCGGGCGAGGCGGGCATACTGTTGCGCTTCACGGCGAGTGTCGGCGAACACCGTGAACTGGACCATCGCGTTGTCGGTGATTTCGCTGCCGTCGAGGGCGCCACCGGTGCGGCGCGCCCAAATCAGCGGCATCAACTCATGCAACTGCTCTTCTTTTACGGGCAGGACTGTGACGGTGCGGATGATCGGCGACAGCAAGTCGACGAGAACCTCTTCGACGTCAGGGAATTCGCCGTACTCCGGATACTCTTGGTCGGGATGCCCCATCACGCCTCCTTGATTGCGGCTGTGGAACGCCGCAGGACACGTTCGGGTGCGTTGTATCGGGTGCCGATTTCACGCCATTTCGCGTAGTAGCCGTGCGTGTAGATGATGGCGACGTCGCGGCCGGTGTGACGGCCTGCCCCTTCGCCTTCAAGGACGCGGACACTGGAAGCGTTGAATCCGGTGCGGATGCGTGAGTTCATCGTCCAAAACGTTGCCCCGGCTTGCGCTTTGCGCCGCAGAATCGTTTTCAGGCGGTCGTTGCCGCGTAAGGCTCGTTCAAAGTTGGAGCCTGCAGGGTTGTAGCGCACTACACCACCACCTTCAGTGTGAAGTGGATGAATGGCGCCCAGTTGGTGAACGGGTTGACGGGCCGTTCGATGTCGGAGGTGATCGTCGCGACCATGCCGTTCGGGAGTTTCACCCGATCGGTTTTGCGGATGTCGGAGTCGGCGGGCGCATTGACGTTGACTGTGTCGGTTGCCCGTCCGTCGCCGAGCGCACTGCTGCGCGTCGACGAGGTCGGGATATCGCATGGCCCGATCGGATGTGAATCCGCCCAACCACCAGCACCGCCGCCGATAGGGTCACCGTGCGCATCGAGTTCCGGTTGACGCTGCACAATAAGCATCGCGCCCGCAGGGAAACGCATGTCACCCACAGTCATCCCACCCACGGCATGTGAGAGATGAGGCCCGCATTCTTCAACACGCGCCGGGCACCCGGGCACACTGTGTCGACGGCAGCTTTCACTTCCTGCTGCGTAATCCCCGTCGCATACGAGACAGAGCCTCCGCCCGCAGACTGCGACGTGATGATCGGCTCCTGCCCGACAGTGCCGGCCTCGGGATCGATTTTCGCTTTCGCCCACAACACGACCTGGCGTAGTGTGGCGCGTTTGAACGCTTTCCGCACTTTCGGATCCGTGGGCATACCATCGTCGTCGACGGCATACCGGGCGAGAGTGGTTTCCTCGGTGATCATTTCGGAGGCGTAGCGGATCAACGCGGCCGCATTGGAGGGCACGGACGGAAGCCACTCTTCGGTCAGATCGGATGGTTCTGCGTAGATGGGTTCATCCACCGTCCGTGCACCTCATTTTCAGTTATGCGAACCAGGCTGCGATCGTCTTGGTTTTGACGCCTTTGAGCTCGTCGGCGGTTTTGCCGTTGGCGAGGGCGTAGGCGATCCATTCGTCGCGGTCGTCCTGCCCAGTGCCGGTAGGCTTCGGATGCAGAATTTCAGCGAGTTCGCTGTTCAACGTTTCGACAGCCTGCGGAGTCTTGTCTTCCGCTGCGAGTTCGCTTTTCAGTTCAGCGAGTGTTTCGGCGGCTTCGACGTGCGCATCGGCTAGTCCAGTGGCAGCACTGTCCACGGTTTCGGTGGCGCGAACCACGACCGCGTCAGCATCCACGGTTTCTGCGGGAGCGCTCAGCTCCACCACGGTGCGGGTCCAGCGGGCCAAGCCCTCGAGATGCTCGAGCTGATGCTCGGACTCGACGACCTGGCCGCTGACATTCTCGTAGCGGTAAGGCATACGTCAGTTCCCAGAGGGGAAGACATCGTTTCCGGGCATCAAACTGTCACCCGGAAACGACCCTTCTCCTCAAGCCTTGTCGTTGCCCTTGAGCAGGACCGCGCGGTTCGGATCCAACGTCTTCACACCGAACAGGGTGTCCAGCGAGACGATGGTCTCCTTGGTGTGAATGTCGTACTGGTAGGCGACGCGGATGGTGAGGCCCTTGTATGCCTGCACCGATGCGAACGAGCCGGGTGCGACGGACAGTGGCGCGGACGCGAAGCAGAACGCGGTCTCGTGGAATGCGACACCAACCTCGGTGGTCGGATCGCCGGCGAGCTGAGAGCCAACGAGCTTCGGCTGCCCGACATTCTGCGTCTGGTAGGCGTCGAAGCCGAACAGGTCATCACCGATGGATGCCTTACGGAGGGCGTCGGTGCTGTCGGAGCGGTTCGCGAACTTCAGCATATCGCTGTTGAGCCACTGCGCCTTCGTGGTCGGGCCGGTGACCGCGTTACGGCCATCGGTCGGCACGTTGCGGATGTCGAGCTGGCGGCCCGCCTCGATGAGAACCTCAGGCTTGTTCCATTCGAAACCGGTCTGCGTGGACAGGCCTGCTTCCTGCGTGACATCGTCGCGGAGACCGAGGATCGCGCGGTCGATGTCCTGCGCGATCGCGACCATGGCGGGGCTGAGGAGCTGCGAGTCGAAGTCCTCGATGTCGAGGGTGAGCTGCTCGGAGGTGACGGCGAACGACACATCCGAGATCTCGTCGAGCTTGACGGGGATGGACGACTCGGTTGCATTCTGCAACTCGATTCCGTTGGCCCGGTTGAAGCGCTTCGCCGTGAACACGGCGGGCTTGCGGACGTTGATCGTGTCACCGATCTTCTGCGACGTGAACTCAGTCGACAGGTCGGTGTAGACGAGGGGAACCATGACCAGCGACTCGTAGAGGGTCGCGAGTGCCTGCTTGGCGATGAGGTCAGGGGTCAGGAGAACGTTAGCCATGTAGGGCTCCTAAAGAAGTGGGTTACTTGCGTCCGCGGCCGCGTCGTTCGCGGCGGGACTTGATGAGCTCGTCGATCGACGAGTCGTCGCCGAGTGGCTTGCTAGCTCCGTTACCTGCGGACAGGTCGGCGCCGGATCGTCCGGCGGCGGGGCGGGGCTGTTCCTTACGGAACTTCGGGTTTGCCTGCAGCGCAGCGGAGACCGCGGCGTCGACTTGTGCCGTGTAGTCGGCGGCGGAATGGTCGAGGGCTGCGAGAGTCTTCGACAGTTCCTTCGAGTCGGAGAGACTGTTGAAGTCGCCGTCGTTCGCTACTGCGGCGTCACGGAGTGCGTTGTGCTCGGTGAGTTCGCGGAGGCGGCGGGCGGTTTCGGTTTCCCGTTGGGCGACGGCATCACGGTCAGCGGTGAGCTGGGCGATGATGTCTTCAGGCTTGGGTGCTTCGTCGTTGTCTTTGATGAGGCCGAGTTCGCGGCCCCACTTTTCGACGAGGCCCTGCTGTGTTTCGGCGGCAGCTTTTTCAGCGGCTTCCTTCGCAGCTTTTTCGGCCTTCTCGTTGCCTTTGACCCGTGCGGCAGCGTTTTCGCGGCGTAGCTTTTCGATTTCCTTGCGGAGGATCGCGGGGTCGTCGATGGGTTCGCTGGCGGCTGCGGCGTCCGGTTCTACCGTTGCGGCATCGTCTGCGGCGGGTTCGACTGCGGGTTCCGGTTCCACCGTCACTGCGGGTTCGACGGCTGGTGTGGCCGCCGTTTCCGGGGTGATGTCGGTGGGGGTGACTGTGCTGTCAGACATGTGGTGTTGCCCTTCTGCCGCGCCTGGCGGACATGAAGAAGCCCCCGGCCACTTGTGGGTGTTCGGGGGCTGCGGAAATTTGTGTGGGAGCCCTGCGTCAGGCAGGGTTTGGTGCACCGCTGCTACGGCGGCTCCAGGCCGTGTAGTGCGGAAATTTGTGGGGTGTTATCGGGCGGTGTTCGCTTGTTCGCGGCGTCTCGCGCGCGGCACGGTGGGGTGTGCGGCGACGTGTTCGCGGATGCGTGCTTGGAGTGCGCGGGTGCGGGCGTTCGCTTTCGTTTTCGCGGCCGGGGTGAGTGCTGCGGCGTGGCGGCGTTTGCTGGCGCGGACTTGCCGTTCCAGGTAGCGGAGTTGCTGCGACGCTTTGTAGTCGGCGGGGTCGACTGAGGGGGCGTGAGGTAAATCATCCCCAGGCGTCCATATCGACAGGCTATGCCTGCAGTTATGGGTGATAATGGAATTGGCTATATACCAACCCTCCCCTGACTCAAGGTTGTAGACGTGACCCGAATAGTTCTGCCGCTCGACACTGACGATCTTGTCGCTCGATATCAGGCCGGGGAGAGCGCTAAAACTCTCTCCGAGATCTGCAAATGCAGCCCCGGCGCCATCTACCAACGACTCCGCAAAGCCGGTGTGCTGCGCTCTGTTTCGGATGCTGCGCAGGAACGCGCCAGCCGAGCCGCTGGGCCCGAGTGGCTGCCCGATGCTGTCCGGCTCTACAAGTCCGGGAAGTCTCAGATTGATATCGAACGCGAACTCGGCATCAAGCAATCCCTTATCAGTGCCGCTTTCAAGCGGCACGGAATAACCGTGCGGCCCGCCGACGAGAGAAACAGGATGAGATGGGCTAAGGAGACTCCCGAGGGCCGGGCTTTTCTGGTCGAATCTGCCCATAATGCCGTCCGTGGAATGGTCCGCACCGAGGCTGACTTGGCTAAACGCGCCGAGGGAAAGCAGCGCACCAAGGCGCACGCCACCGATGAAGAGACTGCCATCCTGGATGCTCTCGCCGAACGAGGAGTCGAGGGCATCGCCCAGAAGGCTGTCGGCCGTTACAACATCGACATCGCCTGTGGACCCGTCGCCGTGGAACTGTGCGGCGGCGGCTGGCACGGTCATGGGCGGCACCTCAGCCGACTGCCGCAGCGCGTCAAATACATCGCCGATGCGGGCTTCAATCAGATCTACATTTGGGCCCTTGCTGGCAGTCGAGACCTTAACGTCTCCGCTGTGGCGGATGACATCGCCGCCTACCATGAGTTCTCCTGCAGCCACCCATCCGCTCGACGTCAATATCGGGTGGTTTGGGGTAGCAGTGAGTTTGTTTCCGCTGGTTGTGTTGATGACGACTACCTCGCCGTCATACCAGCGCCGATCCGCGGCCTTAACGCCACTAGGTACTGACACTGGAGTATCGCCAGGAAAGCAGTTGGGGTGGTGCAATCCCCGGGCGCGCGCTTTCGCCACCGACGTGACCACACGGCCACGCCACGGCTCAGTACCGCCATACGACGTCGTCGCACCCGTCACCGACAACAGATTCCCTTGAAACGGGGCGCACAAGTTCGAACAGTTCGGGTGAATCGACACCTTCACCAAGTCGTAGCCGTAACTGGCAATCAACGTGATGTGCGCGTCGATCGCGGCCTGCGCTGTCGCAGTGCGCGTCGCCATCTCCATGTAGCTCGTCATCGACCAGTTGCGTCCGCGGGAGTCGACGAAACCGGTGATGCCGCGTTCGGCGTACCGGTCGATCAACTTTTGTGCGAGGCGAAGCCGGTCGGCTTCACTGGAGAGCGGGTTGGCGAGGACTTCGGCCATCACTTGCTGGTACATGCCTTCGGCTGCGGCGACCATGTGCGGCGCCATCGACTCCAACTGCGGCAAGAGTGGGTTTGGTGGGCGGACGGTGACGCCTCGCGGGGTTTGCGGTGCGATTGGGGCGGTGGCGCGGAGGTCGTCGAGTGTCATGTCGGCGGGTGCATCGGGTGCGCGGTGCCGGGGTTCTCGTGCGCGATGCCTACCGTTCGTAGGGGGTGCGTCGAGGTCGACGGGCGGCAGGGTTGATGCTGTTCGGCCACTGCGGCTACCCGGCGACGCTATTTCGGATGTATTCGGCGAACCATTCCGATCGGGCTGTGACCTGCCGCGACCTTTAGGGGATGTATCTGCGGCTCCACGGGTGCGGCGCAGCGACTCCGACGCGGTATCCACACCGACATCGGCGGCATCATCCATCGCGGCATCCGCTGCGGCACGCGTACGACGCAACATGCCACCGACATACGTGCGAACCCGTTTACGGAACGCCGCCAACCGTGTGAACTTCCCTGCCGCCGCACCCGTGATCTCAGCGAACACAGCGCCCGCAACGATGCCGATCAAAGCGAGCTCGCCCGCCGACACTTCCTCGACGACAGGATCCTCGAGGCCCTCAGTGTCATCCGACGAGACCGGTACAGCATCCTCCTCGGATGACATCAAAGGGCCTCTTTCCAGTTAGGCGGCCGTCTCGAACTCGGTGTCGTCAGTGCCCCCGAAGTCGCCGCCGGAAGAGAACGAGTTTTCGTCCTTCATCTCCTGCTTGATGCGGGCCACTTCATCGTCCTGTTCATCCGTCGACCAGTTCGGGTTGCGCTCCTTCACGGCCTGTTCGATAGACATGGCGTTCGCAGTCCGCAACGTGGCGATAGACGCCGACAGTTCGGCAGGCGACTGCGTCGAGCGAGTCGGGAACTTCAACTCAGGGAGCTCCGACAATGCGATGCCAGTGCCGAACAGTTCGGCATCGATGTCCATCGCAGTCTTCGCGAGCGGCCGCAACCCGGCCTTCCAATAGTTGATTTTCTTGTCGCGGGTGCGTTCGGACAGCTTGTCTTTTGAGTTCACTTCGGTGGCGGTGGGAACGCCCACGGTGAGGCTCGAGTCGGAGAAGTTGTTCGACGACAGGCCGGCGCCACGCAGGATCGCGTTGAGTATTTCCGCGCACGTCTGCGAATGCTCTTGCCAGCGGATCGCGAACTGGTTTGCTTGCACCGATGATGCGGCGCCACCGGATGCGTCACCGAGCTGCTCGCGCAGCGGCGTGAAGATCGCCTGGTCGGAGTCGAACATGCCGCCCTTGCCGGGGCCACTGTTGATGAGGAGGCCTTCGTCGACGAACAAACGTGCTTTGCCGAGGTCCAGGTCACGCATCCACGACGTGTATGCCTCATCCAATGCGTCGAACAGTTGCTCGAGGCCGTCGAAGTCGGAGCGCCCCAACTGGGTGAGACCTGGTTTGGTGCGCCACCGCCGGTTCGGGCGGACGTTCGGCACATACGATGCCGTTAACTCGTCGACACCGGTCAGGATGGCGCCGTCCTGGTCGACTGCATTCGCGGCCCATTCGGTGGCATCAACCTCGGTTAACGGCACCTTCCGGCCCAGATGGCCTTGGTCGCCTTGGTAGAGGCCGTGGATGATCCGTCCGGATTCGTGACGCTCCAAATGGCGTAGCACGATACCGTTGTCATCCAGCACGGTTGTCCAGAACGTGACTGCTGTCAGATGGTTGTACGTCCACGTTGGGATCGCGGCATCCGCGGCGACCGCGCCGATCATCACATGGTCGGCGATACGGTCATCCCACCACAAACGGTTGTAGGTGCCGCCGAGCGCCGAACAGATTTCCGCGGACTCCAGGAATGTGGAGGCAGCCTCATCTGAGTTGAACATCAAGTCGAGGCGCTTAGTTGCAGCATCACCTGCAGCGGTGTCGTCTTCGGCGATCGCGAACTTCGGTGGCTGCGAAAACAGGAGGTCTGCGCTCGACCGGGCGAGGTCAGCGGCGGCGGGGATGTGCAGTTTCGACGATGACTGCAGGTTGGGGCGGCCCCAAAAGAATTTGGCGAGGCGGCCCATGATGCCGCCGGGCATGACGGTTTGCCGCATCATGTTATTGCTGGCGTAGATGGTTTCGAGGTCTGCGGGGCTGCCGGTGTACCAGGCGTTCCATGTTTTGAAGTCTTTTTGTGCTTCGTCGAATGGTTTGGGCGGGAATTGGCCCCCGGCATCTGGTAGCGCCACTGGGGCCTCCTCTATTCGTCTTTGCGTTGCCCTGGCCAGAGCCCAAACACAGCTCGAAAATATTTAGCTGCAAGGCCATTGATGTATTTCTCTGGGATCTTTTTCAAGCGAAGTTGGTTCACCAACGTGGTGTACGGGTGCGGGGACAGTGCCCATAGGGCGAGGCCATCGCCTTTGGTCCACCATTTGGTGGGGCCGTGCATCTTGGCTTCGCCGACTTTGCCTTCATCCATGTAGCCGCCTATGAGAGTCGGTGCACGCGTGCGACTTGCCGCACCTGCGGCACAGTCATCGACGTGCGGGCAGGCAGAACTTGCACGGGGGACGTCGCGGTCATTGGTGCGAGCCAGTCGACGATCCGTTGCAGACGCCGGGCGATCCGAAACCTTATTCGTTGCAGCCGCATCCTGGACCGCCTTTCGGGCAGGATCTCGCGACGATCCGCGGATCCTCTTCGTATTCGTCGATCCAGTTGCGTCGCCAGCCGCGGTCTTCGCGCCGACGCTGAGTGGCATTGTCGGGTGCGCAGTATCCGCAGCCATCCCAACAGCCGTGGCACTTCTTCATCCGTCCGGTGCCGATTCCGTAGACGGTTGGCCGGTCACTGGACCGACCGATCATGCGGGCCATATCGCCTCCCGATGTCGTTGGACCGTTGCCGCGCAGCAATGGGTGTAGTCACCTGCTGCGCGGCACGCGGCTATTCAGTTGTCGGTCTCTACGCGGCATTCAAGCCAGCGAGTTGAGCATCGGATACAGCGTCGGACGTCAGGTCAACCTTTCGGCGCCAACGCTTCTCCGTCGTAGAACACACGTACCGGAGGCTGTCGAGGCCGTGGTCATCCTTCGTGATCGGATAATCCTTACCGTTGTCTGTCTGCTTCGGATCCCACGAGTAACCAGGGAACTCCTGGATCAGACCGCGGCACTTCGACGACACCTTCAACTTGCCTTTTTCCAGCAAGTTCGCGAGCAAACGGATGCCGTACAAGACTTCATTCGACGCCGGATAGGTGTGTACCCCGTCCGCTTTCATCTGCACACGAAACGATGCAGCGGCCGGGTCGACGATGACCGGGCCGATGTCAGGGTTGCCGTGCGGTGCAGGTAGATGCGGTTTCGTCAGCCATTCGCGGATGCCCTCCGACAGTTGCGAGTCGGTTTTGCGGGATTCCGACGATGATGCCGCGTACCGCCATTCATCTACGGCGTACAGGACCCCGTCTTGGCCGAGGCCGAGGAGGATCGCGGATGTGGCGTTCGTGGTTCCGTAGTCGATTCCGACGCCGAAGTATTCGGTCATCGCGGGGAGTTTCTCCCACGGTACGACGTGGCGTTCTTGATCCCACATGTCGTAGACGGCGCCTTCGGCTGCCACCCAGTGTCCGAGGATGAATCGCCGATACCAGAGTCCCGTGTATTCGGCGTAGAGAGAAGCTTTGTACTCTTCTTCCAGTGACGGGTTGTCTTCGATGTTGAAGTGGAAGCGTCGCCAGTTGGTGAGTTGCAGTTTCCCTTGGTCATCGGGTACGCCGATGCGATCCAGGTAGTCCTTCTTCAAAAAGTGGGCTGGCGTGTCGGGGTTGGTAGTCCCGAACATCTGCGCACCGGGTATCGACATGCGGCCGAGTGCCTGTTTGAAGAACGACTGGTCGAGGACTGTGATTTCGTCCAGGTACACTTGTTGCACCGACATTCCGCGAATCCGGTTCTCGGATTTGGCGTCGTTGGCGCCGATGCAGTGCACTTTGCGGCCATAGATGATTGCGGTTGCTGCGCCTTGCCGGTAGTGCACTTCCTTCGCGAACTCGGCGAACGCTGGGATCGATTCGATCGGTTCGAAAACGTTACGGTAGATCGCATCCCGGTTTTTGCCGACGATGATGATCGACCCCTCGGGACCTGCATTCTTGATCTTGTCGAGCATGATCATCAGCCACGAGAACGTTTTGCCGGCGCGGATGGAACCTTCGAAGATGTTGACGCGGCCTGTTGCAGCGATGATCGCGTACTGCTGCTTCGGTGACATTGCGGCCGGTTTGCGTGCGGGCGCGGTCATACGTCAGGAACCACATCGCCAATGCCCGCAGACATTGGTGTCGCACCAGGTGCAACGGCGGACTGTGCGATAGCGGCCATGTCGAAGCTGCTGGCCCGGATCGACGCCATCAGTTCATCGAGCGCTGCACGGGATTCGCCGGAATTATCGGGTTCGACGATGAGGTCGAGGCCCTGATATTTGGCGCGGCGTTCCATGATTTTCAGTGCGGCGGCGATGGCTTTCGTGTCGCCGGTCGCTGCACCCTTCCATACGCCGAGGAGCATGACGTCGAGTCGTTGGAGTTCCATGTCGACGACTTGTTGTGCGGGTTCGCGTTTGATCTCGGCGATTGCTTCGGCGACGAGTCGTTGCGCTGTCGACTTGGAGATGTCGAGTTGCGCTGCGATGGTGCGCACGGTTGCGCCTGCTAGGCGTAGTTGGAGGGCCTTTTCCTGACGTTGAGCGCGTTCGATTGCTGCTGCGTCGGTTTTCGACTTCGCCAACGGGGCCTCCTTTCGCTTGGGGATAGGCGCTCCTGGCGTCCTTGTCCGCTGCGTTCAGGGGGTGCCGTTTCTGGGGCATGTGTTGCTGGTCCGCACTGGCCGACTGTTTCCGCGTGTTGTGCTCGTGTGTGGGGTGTGTGGGAGCTTGTTGCGGTGTTGGTTGGTGTGGTGCGGGGGTTTGGGCGCCCCGACTCGACCGGCGGGCTTCGCGACGGGTAGCGGCGTCGGCCTTGGGGCTCGGGAGTCGGGGCGATTTGTTGCGGCAGGCTGATCCGGCGGTTGTCGTGTGTGAGTGTCCGGTGGCGTGCCGCTGCTTTGGGTTGAGGCTTTTGTCGACGCAGTGCCTCACGATCGCGTCTGCGGTGCTCCCGGTTTCTGGTCCGGGTCTTTTCAGTTGATGCCTGCACGGGGCAAGTTGTGGCCCTATGTCGGGGGCTGGCCGGTGCGCCTTGGTCGTACGCCACGGACAGGCGCGGCAACCCCGCAGTTCCTGTGCGCTCACATGCCGAGAGCCCGCAGCTAAACCCACAGCCCTAACTGGATGCGGGGAAAGCGTTCACGTCCCAGCTTGCCCGTCGAGTGCTCGAGTTCGGCGGGCCTACTACTACGCGACGTCGATGTCCGGTCAAGGTGAAAGACGTCGCTGGCTGACCCGCCACGAATCGAACGTGGGTCTCCCATGCCTAGGATGCTCTATGCCAGTTGAGCTACGGGTCAAGACTGGATATCCGCGTCCAGTCAGCGCGAGCTACTTGCGGCGCCGCGGCCGCGCAAACGGATCCGTGTCCGTCCGATACGCCTTATCGCGCATGTTCGCCTGCGTCTGCGCATTGATACGAGCCGCCATGCCCTTATTCGACGGCGAACCAGCGCCGTTCAGCTTCTCGTTCAGGCGACGCGTCTTCTCGGCGCGGGCACTACGCTCAGCAGCCCGCTTCTCATTCCAGGAGTCCACGGTGGCTGCCGTCGTCTTCCGGTCGGCAGCGATCTCCGCCGCCGTTTTATCCGACTTGACGGGGCCACGCTTCGGGGCAGGCTGGACGCCGAACTTCTTTTGCGCTGCGAGATGCTGTTTCGACCCGGTGCCGTACATGGCTTCAGCAGCCTTAGTCTTGTCGGCGCCGGACATGCTGCGGGAGTCCCGCCCGTTCAAACCGGAAGGCTTCGAAGGGGCTTTCCGGTTTGTACTTTTCTTCCCGGATGCGTTGCGGGCTTTCAGCGCGGCACTGATCTTCGCCTTATGCTCGGCGGACAGTGGCCTACCCATCAGCGGCCTGTATTCCGTGCCGCACGCGCCGCGCGACGAGTCCGCGTATTCGCTGCACGACCCTCACGAGCCCAGTCAGTCGTCGCATCATCCTTACTTGCCGCAGCATGCTTCGCGACGAACCGGTAGCGGGAGTTGCTGGTGCCGTCCTTGCGCTGCTCCAGTTTGCCCATCTCGCCGCGGGCGCGACGGTCAGACTTGATTTTGTCGATGCTGCGGCGCGTTGCCGCGATACCGTCAGCTTCACTCGATTTCGGCTTTGCAGTCGATCCGGGTGCGCCCTTGATTGTGGATGCGGCAAGAGCTCCGGGTCTGCGGGCAGGCGCGTCCGGCTTGGCCTTGCTGGACTTGTTCGCGGCGTTGCGTTTCTTCAGTGCCGCCGAGATCTTCGCTTTGTGTTCAGCGGAGAGTGGTTTACCCATCAGCGGCCTGCTTTCTTCGGTGCAGCCTTCGGTGCGGCAGCTTTCTTCGGGGCTGCCTTCTTGCCTGCGATCTTCGCGGCCAGGAACGGCGGCAGATCAGACTTGCCACCCGCCGGCTTCTTACCCGCAGCAGCCTTCTTCGCAGCAGCATTCTTCGCGAACGCTGGGGGCATGACGCCCTTCTTCGGTGCAGCCATCAGCAGCACTCCAATCATGTCGATTCGATCAAGTGGCGGCGTTCTGGTAGATGCGATCAAACGCCGCATGGATGTCGCTTCTAACGTCTTCGTCGAGACCTGAACCGGGGAGACCCCCGCGAATGTTCAGACCTGCCCTCAACGCATCGTTCAGTAGGTATCCGTCAGATTCATCGTCGCCCAGTGACTCGTAGCCGAGGGTGTCCCGCAGCTCTTCCATGTCAGCCATGGTCTGCACAAGGTCGCGGTTCGACAGGTTCCCTTTGACGATTGGCGGGCCGGTGACGAAGTTGTCGGCTGGCGGCCGCGTCTGGACTCGACGGTTGGCGTCGAGTATTTTCCAGAGGTCGGAGCCCATGTCAGCCCATTCGTCGTCGGTGATTTCGTAGTTGCCGCCGTCGAGGCCGCGGGAGAAGAAATCGACGTTGAGGCCGGATTGGATGACTGCGGTTTCAACGGCGGCCAGGTCGAAGTCGTTGATCGTCGCGCCGCCGGAAATTTTGCTTTGGCCGCTCCATTCGGAGTTTTCGGCGTCAAGCCACCGTTTGATGCCTCCGTAAACTTTCTTGGCGGTTTTCGGTGTGACTGAGTCGATGTCGGTTCCGCGGTATTTGGTGGTGTGTCCGCGAAATCGGGACTCGATGGGTTTGGTTGCGGGGAGTTCGTGTTGCCGGAACCCGGAGAGTCCTGCGTGTGTGGATGGTGTTGCGGCGCCGCGTCGGCTTCGGGGTTCGTCGGCGTGTCCGAGTCCGGCATAGAATGCGCGGAGGCCTTCGGAGATGTTTTCGCGATGCTCGGGGGTGAGGTGTCGAGTCATGGCGGAGTTCTCCTGCTGTTCAGTTGGTGGCGGGAGCGGGGTTTGAACCCGCGGCTTCCTGCGTATGAGACAGGCGCTCTACCGGCTGAGCTATCCCGCTGTGAAGGCGATCGTGGTGTCGTCAAGTCTCTTGCCGGAGGTGCAGGACGATGGCTGATCGAAGTGTTTCGGCGATGGACGCAACTAGATGATGTTGGTCAGACTCTCGCCTACGGTCGGGAGCCTATCACCAATGATGTGACAGCCCTGCATATCCAACCAACACTGCTGGTCGTTGCCCTTGCTTATTGCATACTCGGTATGTAATGTTCGCGGCATGAGCAGACGGAAACCCTCCACCGCAGCAAGTGTCATCTACGCACTCTTCGCCATCGGCGTCATCAACATCGTCGCGCAATGGATCGCCGCGAACCTCACACTCGTCCTGATCATCGCCGGAAGTGTGGGCGCAATCATGTTGGCGCGGCACATCAACCACCGCATCCACGCGAACACACTCCAACAGCAACGCGAAGACGATGCAACCGCTCTACGAGCCGATATCCAAAACTATCTCGCCCTCAACGATGACCCTGCAGGCATCTACGGATACATTCACGCGAATGAACCCGCGGTGCGCGAAACATACCGCCGCTGAGGTAAAATCAGCGTCGACGGATTCCAGGCAGCACGCCTGATCCACGGTTTTCCGAAAGGGATCGTCCACCTTCATGCACCGGAAAACCTTCCCTGTTTCTTCTGCTCACTTCAAGCCCGCCCGGCTCTGGCACCGACCCCTTCCTATGGGTGTCAGGCCGTGGACGGGATCGGCCGAGTCGTAGGTTTGGCTCGGGTTCACCGACAGTCAAGACCCCCGGCGCGCAACCGGGGGTCTTGACTGCGTTGTGGGGGTTTATGCTGCGGCAGTGTCGGGTTCGGGGATGCTGGCTTGATGCAGTTTGATGACGTCGCCGATGCGGTACATGGTGTGGCCGTCCATGATGACGGGTTTCAGTTTGCCGCGTTCCGCCCATTTGGTGATGGTGTTGGCTTTGATGGGTTTGCCGGCGAACCATGGTAGGAAGCGGGCCATTTCGGCTGGTGTGGCGACGTGGTTTTTGGCGGATTCGAGTAGTGCGTTGCGTCGTTCGGTGACGGCGTGTTTGAGTCCGCAGGTGCGGCAGGTGACGGTGTCACTGTTGGAGTCTTTGATGGCGTAGAGGCTGGTGCCACAGTGGTCGCATGCGCCGGTGTAGATGCGTTCTCGGGGTGAGTCGATGGTGCGGCGTGCTTTGTCGGCGGTGTTGACGATGGCGGTGTAGATGCCTTCGATGGATGGTGCGTCGTCGGGGATGCCGGGGAGGTGTTTCTTCAGGTAGGTGATGCGGCCTTGTGCGGTGTGGGGTGCGTCTTCGCTGGTGACGATTTGGATGCGGAGCGCATACACGCGGAGTGCTTTTTCGAAGGCGATGCGTGCGTCGGATGCGGCTTGGTTGAAGGGGACGACGCGGATTTTGTGGCCGGTGGAGCCGAGGCGCATGGGTGCCATGCTGTCGGTTCGGGTGATGGTGATTTCGAGGTCTTCGAGGAGTTCGGCGGCGTTGTCGAGGATTTTCATCAAGGTGCGGCGTTGGAGTTTGTCGAGGACGCCTGCCTGCGGTGTGTCCATCGTCCGGGTCACGATGCGGCTTCTTCCTGGGTTTCGATGAGGCGGATCAGGGTGTCGGCGTTCGATGCCGTATCCCACAGGTCGCCGAGGGCGGCGAGACGTGCAGTCACCCAGGAGTACTGCTCGAGCGGGTAGGAGAGGATGACACTGTGACTGCGGGGCTGCCCTGCAACGTTCACACGGCCATCGTCGCTGGCGTCGTCGCCATCGTCTCGCGGCTGGGGTGCCGGTTTCGGATCGACAGTCGGCGGCACCACAGGCGTAGCCGCAGCAACCGCGTCCTCCGCAGCATCCCGCGCATCCGCCAACAATCCATCCAAATCCGCCGCCGTATAACCAGTACCATCCAAATCCGGTAGATCGACAAGCAGGTTTGCTAGGAGTCCTTCGTCGAAGTCGCCGAGCTGCCCGGTCTTATTGTCGGCGAGCATGATGCGGGTCGCAGCCTCATCGTCGACATCGACGTGTACGGCTTTGATTGTCGGCCACTTCAACTTTTTCGCAGCCAAGGCGGTGTGGTTGCCGCGCAGGATTTCGTTGTAGCGGCCAGTCTGGGTGCCTTTGTTGACGACGATGGGCACGAATTGGCCGTTGGTTTTGAGTGATTCGGCGATGGCTGCGATGTCGCCTTTGCGGGGGTTGTCTTCGTAGGGGCGGAGTGCGGCGATTTTGACGTCGGTGACTTCGAGGTCGTGGATGGTGGCAGGCATCAGGCGTCGTCTCCGGGTAGGGCTGCGTCAGGGTATGCGGGGAGGATTTCGGCGAGCAATGCTGTGATGTCGCCGGCCTCGTAGATCATGTATTTGGCGTTGGCGTCGAAGAGTCCGTCGCGGGCGTGAACCATGTCGACGCGGTAGCTTGCGCCGTTGGTGAGCATGTCGTCTTCGCGTTCCCACATTTCGACGCTGTCTTCGTGTTCTGGGCTGCGGATGCCGTGGGTGAAGAAGTCGCCGTTGTGTCCGTTGTCGAAGGATTCGCCGAGGATGCACAGGTCGATGGGGTTGTAGCCGTGTGTGGTGAGGTTGAGTTCCCAGTAGAGGGTTCCTGGGGGTTGCTGCATGAGTTCGGCGCGGCTGATGATCTTCACGCGGCCGCGTCCTTCCATACCTCGACGTCGAACAGGTTGTCGGGGACCTGCCACACACCGAGGGTGCCGACTCGCCCGAAAGCGCTCTCGGGTACGGGCTGTCCGGTGTCGGCGTAGCGGAGTGCATCCACGGGGACGGTGATGTCCATGCCGCGGCGTCGGATGACTGCGAGGCCTTCGCCTAGGTGTCGGGGTGTGGGCTGTAGCTGTCCGACGACGACAGGCAGTTTGCCGTCTTCGGGCTGATAGAAGACACGATCAGAACGGTTCTCGGTCGCTGCGCGGTTCATGCCTTCACCTCGCGGTCCGCTACGGGGTGCGGTTCACGTGCCGCTAGCGCGTGGTCGAACTCGGGAACGACGATCTGGATGACCCTTCTGCCCTTGTCGTTCTCCATCACTGTCAGCCTGTCCAGCCATCCACGGAATCGGCCGTTCTCGCCGTCGTCGATGACGATGAATGTCGACCGGTCGGGGCCGTCGAGAATGGACTTCGAGAAGTCAACTTCGAGCGGGAGTGTCGCGGTCGCGGATGTGCCGTCGCCGCTGTAAACGATGTTGTCGCGAGCGTATCCGTTGCCAAGTCGCACAGATGCATGATGCGCCAACGACCCGAAGTCGCCGTACTGCCACGCAGAAATGATGGTGTCGGTCTTTTCGATCATGGGTCTACCTCTTTCGGCCGAGTTCGGCGATGACATTGTGTAGATGCTTCGTGTACGTGACATTCGAGCCAGGCATGTTCTCCACCGCATACTTGATGTGGCGGCCACCATGCAGGTAGTTGTTGGCCCAGAAGATGGCGCCCGACCAGGTGCGCCACGACCGCAGATCCCACCAGCGCTGCCACTGCCGGGCGGTCGCAACCTTCACCAGTTCACGAAGCCACCGGTCGATATCGGGTCCCCAGTATTCGGTGAGGTCTGCGAGACTGCGGAGCGGGTTGCCCTCAGGTAGTTCGGAGATGGGGTCGCCGGGTGCGGTGTAGCTGTAGACCGGGAAGTCCTTCGGGTCGATCCAGCGGCCACCGGTGATGCCGTAACCGCCGCGGTCTTCGCCTACGAACTGTGTGTGATGCCGTGCAGGGTCGGCGATGACACCGACGAGAAGCACGTGCAGTCGCGGGTGCATGCCACTCGCGATCTCGGCAGCAACATCCCCCACCAGTTTGGCGCCGGCGGAGAAGCCTACAAGAATGACCGGGTACGGGTCTTCGTCAATCATCCGCAACAGGGCTGCACGGCCGCGTTCCTGCGAAACCCCGAACGCCTCGTTACCGCCAACCCAACCATACGAAGCGCTGAATGCTTCCAGTTCGCGGACACGGAACCGGGTGGGATCAAGGCCGCGGGTGACAGCGGTGATCATGTTGCGTCCGATAGCCTCTGAGACGCCTCGGGCGGTGATGATGGTGATCATGCGTGGCCCCTATCGGGGATTGTGTGGTGGCAGATGAAGACGCCCGCGACGATGAGGGCGATGACGAAACTGAAGGTCAGCATGGTTGAATCTCCAAGACGGTTCCAGGGTGCGCCCACTCGTAGGCTTCAGCCCACACGTCGGCACGCCACCGGTCAGCGGCCGTGTACAAGACAGTTCCGTCGACGGCGACCGTGAATCGCGGGATAGGCTGCGAAAAGTCGATGCTCATGCGAAGCGGGTGAGCCAGCGGAATGCGAGAAACTCGGCCACATACCCTGCAACAACATCGAAGACGATGCGCGGGATGGTTTTACGCTGCGACCTCAGCATTCGACAGACTCCCACCTGTGCCCTGACGGATCCGTGTGCAGTACTGGATGCCCGGCTTTCAGTGAGCAGTCGATCCGCCACTCCACCGGCTGCCCGTTACCACCCAACTCGTCGACGATCGGCTTGTTGATGCGCCGGAATGCTGGGCATTCTTCACCTGGCGCGCCGCGGCCGTCGTTGGCGGGGTGCCGGGGGGTGTTGATGGCGCTCACGCTGGCATCTTGTCTGATGCGACACCGAGGAATTGGAGGAGTGCGCGGCGTACATCGGTGGGGAGGTCTGCGGGCCGGGGTCGTACGGGGCTGGATGTGGTTTGGTTGTCGCGGGCGAGTTCGATGGTCCAGCCGTCTTCGATGTCGAATGCCAGGTGTGTGACATGGTATTCGGTGAGGTAGCCGCCGGTCGCAAACGTCGGGGCTGCAGTGCGGAGGGTGTCGGCGGACGACAGTGGCCGTTTAAACGGGAGCACGTTCGAGGTCATGCCATGATTGTTGCGCCGCCCCTGTCGTTTTGGATATGGCAACCAACACGCCTGTCCCGAGCGTCAATGTCCCGCAGTTCGTCCCGCCCTCAAAGCGAATTCGTACCCGCGTTGCTGCGCAGTGATCGGCGTAAACACCGGAGTGTCGAGGTCAAACGTCGAAGCCGGCACCGTCATTGCGGGGGAACTAGAAGCGGGGCCGAACACTGGCGGCGGCATCATGACCATCCGCGCAGCCTGTTCCGCGACATCCGCCGCGTGTGCATTCATCAAGTGCCCGATCAGCGTGTCTGCGCCAATATCGGCGAACCTACCAAGTCCGCGCCTCATGTACGCGCGTGCAGCATCTTCGGTGAGTTCTTGCCCGTAGTTCGCGCGGTTCTCGGCGGCGATACGAGATGCGATCCGCTCATGCGTTTCCGTGCGATGCGCCTTCGCGGCTTCCTCACGCTCTCGGCGCTGCATGTACTGCAACCAAGACTCTCCAGGGCGCACCGGCACATCCTTATCGCCGGTTTGTAGATACTTGACTGCGGTCGCGCACTCCCCGACCGTCGCCGACTTCTTGCTGAGGATGCTGATGGCGTGGTCTATTGCATCCTCGGTTGGCTTCTCAGTGTTGGCGATGGCGTCGAACAGGCGGATGCGTGCGTCTGCGATGGCGTTGCCTGTGAAGCCTTCACCGTTGAGGTAGGCGTCGTTTTCTTGGTCGGCGATGGCGGCGAGTGGTCGTGTGGTGATGATGCGGGGGCGCATGAGGTGTGCGACCCTGAGCTTCGGCGCGATCGTGGCGGTCAAGGTCACGATGAAGACGATGGGTGCCAGCCAGATGAGATGCTCAGGGGTCACGGTGGGCTACCTTGCGAGGAGTGGTGTCGCGATGACGATGGCACCCGCGAACGGTATCGACAGGACGATGGTGATGCGTTCACCTTCGCAGGTGGACAGCCACGGCCAGAAGCGGACTGGGGTTTCTCGCGGCACATACCAGGCGTCGAACGGATACCGGACATTCTGCAACGACCTCACTTCACCACACCCCCGAGCCTCTCAATTTCGTCCCGCAAGTACCAGCGCGCCTTGTTCAAGTCTTCGACCTGCTTCGCGGGATCGGCGGAATCCTTCAACCCTGCACGCCACAGGTATTTGATCGCGTTGCCGATGTTGAAGTTTCGCCATCGGGTGACCTGGATGCATTCCACGCCGCTAGGGTCGCTCGTGTAGTGCGATGGATGGTTGACGGGATCGTTGCCGGGCAGTACCTGCGCATCAGCTTTGGCGAGCTCCGCTTCCGCCGCCTTCACAGCCAAGTTCACCCTGTCGTCGTAGCTCATCGTCGTGGCCTTTTCTGTTTCGTCGGATTGTGTGCCCAAAACGGGGGTTGATGCGCCCAAAGCTCACGTTGTGTCGCGGTCAATGCAATCCCCTCCACACGATCCGGTAGCCGCGCCGCCACTCAAAGCTGATGCCGCATATAGGGCCGGACGGCGCGCCATACAAGGTGATCTCAGGAATCCTGCGCGGATACGGATCCACTGTCCGGTACCAAATTGGCCAGTGCCATCTCAAGCTCATGCTGCGGGGAGCCTGACAGGCATCAACAAGTACAGGAAATCCGTTTCCGACGCGGTGTACTCCCCCGCATCCTCGCGGCCGTCAGTATCGACACCAGGCCGCAGCACGGCAGGGCGTGCAGGGACAGTGAACCCGAACGTCACTTGCTCCGAACGCAATGCTGCCAACCCGTCCAGCAGGTAGCCGGGGTTGAAGGCGATGTCGATGGGTGCACCGACCAGGACGGCAGGCAGGGTTTCTTCGGCTTCACCTGCATCCGCGCCACCAGCCGACAACGTCAACCCATCCGCCGTGAAGGACAGGCGGACCTGTGCGCCACGATCCGCCATCAACGCGACACGCTTGATCGCACCCGACAACTCCGCGACATTCACCGACGCCAACGCTGTATGTGATGCGGGAATCAACTGCCGGAACTTCGGGAACTCGGAATCGATCAGCCGTGTCGTGGTTTGCTTTCCGCCTGCGGTGACACCGAGGATCCCCAACGTGCCGATGCCTGAGGCGTTTCCGAGGGCGACGTCGACGGATCCCGTACCCGCATTCTTGGCGGTCTCTGCGAATGCTTTCGCCGGTACGAGGACGCCGGTCGGCTCTGCGATGTCGGCATCCCATCGGATGGTGCGAACCGCCAGCCGGAAACGATCGGTGGATGCCAGGGTGATGGTGTCGCCAGCAAGGTCGATGCGTACACCCGTCAACATCGGCAGCGTGTCATCCTTCGACGCTGCGACAGTGACCTGTGCGGCAGCCTCAGTGAACAAGTCTGCGGGGATGCTTCCGGTGACGGCGGGTGTCGCCGGGAGGGCCGGGTATTCGCCATCGGGCATGGTGGGGAGTGAAAACTTTGCGGCACCGCAGGTGATGCGTACCTGGTTGCCGTCGACGCGGATATCGACGGGCTTGTTGGGTAGTGATTTGGTGATGTCGGCGAGGAGTTTGCCGGAGACGAGGACGCGGCCGGGTGTGGCGTGGTCGACGGGGATGGTTTGTTCGGCGGATGTTTCGTAGTCGAAGACTGCGACTGTGAGGTGTGTGTCGGTGGCGGTGAGTAGGATGCCGCCGAGGATGGGGGTGACTGCGCGTCCGGGGAGTGTGCGTGCAACCCATGTGATGGTGTTTGCGAAGTCGGTGCGGTCTGCGGTGATGTGCATGTGGTGGGGGTTCTTTCGGTGTGGGTGTTGGTGGGAAAGTAGATGCCGTGTGGGGGTTTTGCATGCGGCAACCAACAGTGCTGATGGCAGTCAGCGTGAGTTACGGGGTTCCCATGTTCGGATGACAGTGTCGGGTCCGGTGCCCCAGAAGTTGCAGCCATATCCGCGAAGCACGCCGGCGGGGGCGTTAGCCCGGATGAACCCGAGCATCGCCTCTTCACCGTCTTCGTTTGCAGTGTGGATGTACAGTTCTTTCGGCCAGAATTCGTTGTCGCGCATCCAAATGAGGAGCGGCATGATTGTGTCGCTGTAGCCGAGGTCGTGATCCAGTGACAGCGCTGCGACTGGGTCACGCAGGAGTATCTGCCCGGCGATTACGAGCTTGGCGTCGTCGACGTCCACCGCCAAAGCCCATCCATCGGGGGCGGGTCGTTCGTCGTCCACGAAAAGCATCACGATGTCTCCTCAGGTTCAGCAGCAGGGGCGGCGCGGTGTGATGCGTACAGTGCGATTCCGATGTGCAGGGCCGTGCTTCGTGCGTGCAGTGCAGTCGACGCGTTCATGCGGCGCAGCGCGAGAGCGTGCTCGTACGGCGACACGCCCCATGGGTCAGGCTCTCTCATCACTCAGCAGCTCCCATCGCACGTGCAGGCGTAGCATTCTTCGCACTTCTCGCCAGACCCGCCAGGGCAGTCCCCGAGCGTCAGACCGTCGTCGCCTACAGGCTCGAGACATTCGATGCACTCGCCCATCACTCACCGACCTTCGCAGCAGAAGCGGGAGTGCGGAGTCGTAGGTCCCTCGCCCGGAATGGCCCCTGTCCGCCGTCGAGGTCACGCCACCGCACCTCGATGTAGTCGATGCCGTGAAGGGATTCGATGACGGTGCCCCAGTGTTCGGGCAGCAGGTACCAGTCGTCGCCGTTTCGGACTGCACGTTCGTCGTGGTACGACACGATGTCGCCCACCTGGAACTTAGTTTCAGTGTCAGCCATTGTCGGCCTCCTTCGTGGTTGCCGAAGCATCAGCGGCAAGCAGTGTTTTCGCATCATGCACCGGGCACGTCTGACCCGGTTGGAGGCTGATGTAGCCGTGCGCCTGGCAGCCGCCGTGGTGATCGAACCAGCAGTCGTCTGGGTCGACTAGCTCCGACAGCAACGTTGTGGGCACGATAATCTGCCCGGCCTGCACCAATCGGGACGCCACATGCTCGGCGACCTCGCGTGCCTCATGCCCATACATGCGATGGCCGATCACCGCCGCCACATCATCTTCAATCGCATCCGCGATGACGTCGATAGCGCTCACGGTTTGACCTCGCGTGCGGGTTCCTGCGCAGCCGAATCGTCCCACACCGCACGCGCCTCCACATCGAACACGTTCGGGGCGTGTACAGCCAACTGTGCACCGATCTCACGTGCCAATCGCTGGATTTCGGCGTCTGCGGCGGGATTGTCGCGTTTCACCAGGAATTCGATCCACGCCCGATAGTTGCCGGTCACGACCAGTCGGGTTTCAGTCGAGTTCGGCAACGAGTGGCGTGCGGCCTCGCGGATCTGTTTCTTGCTCAGACCTTTCGATTCGAGTCGCGCCACATCTTCGTCGTAGGCGGAGACGGCGAGGATGAAGTCGCATGCGGCGGCGCTGGTGAGGTCTGCATCGCCTTCGAATGCGGGCGGCATGACCATCTTCGCGGTCGCCGAGTCCACGTACCGCTGCGAGAGCTGCGAGAAACTGAAGTGCCTGTGCCGCACCAGCTCGTGCGTGAGTGAACGCGAGACACCGGCCAGGTAGAACGACACCGATGCATGCTCGAGCACTGACCCGTGTCTTTGGCGCAAGATGTTGAGGAGATAGTCGGCGTTCGTGGCGGTCTTCGCGTTCGGGCGGTCAAACGACCAGTAGCACAGCCTGCCCCCGAATTCTGCCAACGCTTGCCCATCGAACCGCAGATCATGCTCATCAAGGTTCGCATCATCCGGCTCGAACAATGGGCGGCGAGCGCCATCCTCCCCCGCGGCCGATGGCGGTGTGAACACTGTGTGCCCAATCAACTGCACATCCAACATCGCAACCCGACTCATACCGAACCGCCTTCCGTAACACCCTGCCAAACACCAAGACTGCTGCCATTCACACGCCGAGACCCCACCTTCACAATCCGACCCAAACGATTCGCAGCCGCAACAATGCTCTGCGCCGACTTGTTGTCGTCACCGAATGGAAGTGCATCCGCAGTGAACGGCACACCCGATGCGATCAGGCGGTCCAGGACTGCATGCTGATGCCGTGCGGTGGGTGTGCGAGTGTCGAGTTCAATGTTGGCGCGACGCAAACGCAGCGTGAACGCTTCCCAAGTCGTGCCGAGACGTTCAGCGATCTCATGGTTGGCGAGGCCGTAGGAACGGAGGTGCTGGTATTCGATGATTTGCGCATCAAGTTCATCAGTCAGGACGCGTGGCCGTTCAATGGTGGTCATGCCGCATCGACCTTCCAACCGGCTTCGGTGAGTGCACCGACAACATCCGGCCCCTGCCAGCCGGCAGGCTTGAGGACCTTCGACTTGAACGGTTCCCCATGCCACTGCGTCGGACCGTGTTTGCCGTTGACTTTGTCGTCGTTGGCGCGCGTCACCTCGGCTTGCGTGAGGCGTGCGCCTTTGATGCCGGCGGTTTCGAGGGTGCCGCCGTGGGAGACGACGATGATGTCGTTGTAGGCGTCGGTGACGTCGGGGACGTCGAAGATGTTGGTGTCGATGAAGCCTTGGATGCGGTCCTCGAGAAGTTCACGCGGGGTGTCTTGCACGGCGAGGGTGGCGTCGACGATACCGGAGAAGCCGATGCCTTTGGCGAGTTCGTCGACTTCTTCTAGCAGCATGGCGAGGCGGTTGGCGACGGTTTTGGCGGGTGGGATGCCGGGGGTGTCGGGGATAGGTTGTGCTGCAGCAGTCATGAATCGGGCTGTGCCGTCGAGAAGATTCGGGATCTGGACAGTCATTGGAAACCTCTATTGGTCACATACTCGGCGAGAGTGAGATATTGGGTGGAGATCTCGTCGGACTGGTTGCCGACGTGACCTTCGGACGGTGTGACTACGTGGAATAGTTCGTTCGCGACTTGCAGGTAAAGCCTGTCGTTCTCGGCTTTTATGTGCCTGTCGATCCCGGTTTCAGCGTCCGACCATTTCGAACCGAAATATTCTTGGCCGCAGTTGCACTGGGCTTGATGGTCGGTGTTTCCGCCGCGATAGGTGCGTTTGATGAACCGTCTACCGTGCGGGGTCATGTGGGATCCTGTTCGCTGGGTAGCGGATTTGTGGTGATGAGTTCGATGATGCGTTCGCCGATGTCCTGCACGCCGGCGTCGTAGCCGCTGTCTGCGAGGTAATGGGCGTACTGTCCGACGCGGTCGATGGCGTCGTGGAGGCGGACACGTTCCATGCCGAGGGTCGTGTTCTTCGCTTCCAGTTCGCGGATGCGGGCAGCCATGGCGGGAATGTCTTCGCGGGCATGAGCGATCAGCTCGGCGTCATAGGATGCACTGTTCGTGGACACCATGTCGATGAAGTTCAGGGCAGATCCTGATGCTTCTCCTGGCGCTGCGACGTTGTATACGTAGCCGTATTGGGTCTCGCGGCGAATGGTTTCCCAATGTCCTGGGGTGGCTGCGTTGGCGCGGGCTTCGATGGCATCCAAGTCGAGATCGATCACGCTGCGACCTCCTCGATGTCATCCATGTCGGCTTCCCAGGTTCCCACTGGCATATACCTGTTGTCGCCGTCTATGAGGAAGAGCGGACCCTTGGCTTCTGCTAGATCGGCCGCGTGGTCCAGGTCGTCCGCTTCTACATCCACGGACGTGGTCACCGTGGCTTGAATGAAAACTCGGTACCGGGTCATGCGGCGAGGGTTTCCGTGCGGGCAATCTCGGCCTCAGCGGCAGCGGCATCCAAGGCGCGCTGCATCCGTGCAGCCACAGCCTGCAACTGCTGATGCGGCGACGGCACCAAACTACGATCCAAATAATCAGGTCGATCCAACATGGCGGGTTCCTTTGACGTTTGGCAGAACGCTTCGTACCCGCGTAACTGTATGCGCAACCGGCGCGTAACTCAACTCTGGGGTGTCAAAGGTTGCGCGGATGGTTCATTCGTTGCACGTATTGCAGCCAGTCTTCGCCGGGCCAGGGTCCATGCTGGGTATGGAGGTCGCGTTGCAATTGAGTGTTGCGGCGTTGGGTGTGGATGTTGTAGCGGCGGGTGCGGTGTCGCCATTGCCAGTGCCGCCACAGTGTGCGCAACCAAGTCACAGGCTGCGCTTCCGGTACGTGTTGGAGTCGCCCCAAACGAACAATGCGATGAGCGCACTGTTAATGGTGAAGCCGAGTAGTCCGAGGTTGATCGATCCGTTGCCGATGCGCCATAACGCTAGGGCGGCGAAGATGAGAGGTACCGCGTAGAACGTGGCGACCATGAACCGTTCGAACTTCCAGTCGAGGTGGCGGTTGTGCAGCCAGGCTTCGATGATGCGCTGTTGGATGCGGGTTTCAATCCGCTGCGGCGCCGTCACGGCAGCTCCGTCACTGGGCCGAGCATCGTCAACGGCCATATCCGAGATCCCAATCTTTGTGAGTGAGCAGTTCGTGTACGCGGGCAGCGCCGGCGTCGTCACGGACTGTCAGGTTCACTTCCTTGGCGACGTTGACGTTCGATGTCAGTGCATCGGCGATGCGTTTCACCTGATCGCCCAGATAGATGAGCGCGTGAATGTTGGCGCTGAGCGGATTGGTTTCCGCGTTACGGAGCGCGGTCGCGCGATGGTCGACGTTGCTCATCACGGGCCTTCAATCGGGCCGTCAACACCGATGATGTTCGGGAACATCGACAGAAACCCCACCCGGAAATCGCCAGTCCGCAGGTTGTAGACCTTGCCCTCCTCCAGCCTGTTGAAGGTGTCCTGCGAGCCGAAACCGCCTGCAATGGAATCGTTCGCAACGAAGGATCCGCATGACGTGTAGACGCGCTTCTCGCCAGATGAGCCGTCACGGATGAGGCGTTCTTTCGACTGGATGGTGCAGTTACTGTGGTCCTGCTGGTTCATGCTGGAGCAGCCGGCGAGGCCGATCGTTGCGACAGCGATTGCGGTAGCGGCGACGGTCTTCTTGAAACGGTTCACAGGGTGTTTCCTTCGGGTTCGTGTTTCGCGGGTGTCGTGTACGCGGCCAACGCCATAGCGGGCACAGAGCAGGGGTCGATGCCGAGTTTGTGGACGTTGGTTTCGCCTGCGAGTGCGGCGATGACATTGTTGAGTGCTGCGATGGCGAGGTCGGCGCGGATGTGTACGGGTCGGCCGGGGTAGGCGGTGTGGATGTCGCGGGTGGTGCGTGCGATTTCTTCGCGGTAGTGGCTTGCGGTGATGCCTGCTATGCGGTTTCGTCGCAGCGCGTTGTCGACGGTCATGCCCGTTAGTGTGCGGGCTATCCTGTGTTGGTTGGATATTCAGCGCACAGGCTTGGGTATGCGTGAACCCCAGGCCCCGCCTAGACGGGTAATCCTGGGGTTCACTTCCGGCCACACCTCAATGCGCCGGCAAACTAGGCGGGCCTCTCTGCGGGTCCGTCTGCGAGCGTGACGATCTGGTCGAATCGTCGGGTAATGTTGCGGCCTTGCTGGCCACGGATGAGCAGTTCACCGCCGCCAGGAAACTCGGCACGGACAGTGGAGACGGTATGACGCACGGCGCCTCGGAACATGTCTGCTACTGCATCGACTGCACTGAACAGTTCCCGTGATTCACGGAAGTCGTGGAGGATGAGCATGGTCTTGAACCCGAGGGCGGCGCTGACGGTTGCCCAGATCGGCCCTTGGTGGCGCGGGAGTTGGTAGCGGGGCGTGTGAGGGTGGTGGATGTCGAGGTACTGGCTAATCTCGTCGGGCGTCACGCTGCTACTACCTGTTCTGCAAAGATCTCCGTGTAGGTGATGTGGACGCCCGGCAACTCCCCCACTTCTGCATACCGTTTCCGCGCCCGCAGATCCGTCACCTGCGCATCATCGACGTAGAGCGCGCCCTCGAGTGCATCCAGGACGCCGCGCGCGAGTTTGTCGGTGTCTCCGATGCGTTTCACGGCTGGCGGAGTCGGCTTGCCCTTAGGCATAGATGCCGGGCGGGGCATCACAAACATGAGGTTGAGTGCGACTGGACCGGTCATGAGCGGTTGCTTCCGGTAGTGCACGTGAGCCTCCGCTGTCACGACTGCACGCCACGGCTTTAACGCCTTCGAGGACTCCACCAGCACAGGCTTGCCCTTGCGCATCCCCTTGTAGGATTTCGATCCTTGCGGAGCTGGTCTGCCGTGGACGAAGAAGCTACTCACTGGGGCATTCCTGATGTCGGTAGAGGGTGTGTTCGATGGGCATGGTGCGGCCGCCGACAACGGTGGTTTGGGTGATGATGACGGGGCTGCGGCGTTCCGTTTTCAGGATGAGTTGGCGGCAGTCGATGCATGTGGACGCCATCAGCATTCCTCCCTCGCGGGCAGCCAAGACTTCTGCGTCCGCACCACCGTGCCGCCGCCGAAACCTGCGGGTTGATCCCACTCGGTGACGTTGACTTCCATGATGATCCAGCACTGTTGGCAATCGTCACAACTCCAGATGCTGCCGATTGCTGCATCGTTCAGATCTGGTGTCGGGCAGACGTGACCGCGGAGGTCGAAGTTGTGTTTGATCCAGCCCATCAGGATGCGTGCCGGTAGCCGTGGATCACGAACGGGTAGACGGGCGTGAACACCCACACCTGGGACGCCGCCCACAGCGCCTCATCCTCAACCCATTCCGGGTCGAAACCGTGCTGCCAGCCGTTCGCGGCGCATTCATCACCGGTGTGCCCGGCGAGATCCTTCTGCACCGCGAATCCGAAGTAACGGCCGTCTTCCCGCCTGCGGATGACTCGCATCGTCTCGAGCCATTCATCATACGATTCGGAGGCGAGGTTGATGCCGACGTCGTTGATGATCTCATAGTCGACGAGGAATGCGTCTAGGTCGGCGCGCGCTTGTTCCGCGTTGGCGATCCATTGGAGTGCGTCTGTGGTGGTGCCGTGTTTGCCTGCGATGATTTCGCCGAGGGTGCCGCGGAGGATGACGCGGTTGGTTTCGGCGACGTAGGGCGCGGGGGTGAGGGTGGCGGTCATGGCTGTGACGGTACGACTTTCACCGTGTTGGCCGTATTTGCAAACCCCCTAGAACGCCCCCGGTGCAACCTGGAAACACGGCAACCCCATCGAACGCCACATCTCCACCACCTGATCCCGGTCATCCCACACCGCACGCACGTTGTACTGCCGCCGCACAAACCGATCAAACAATTCCGCTTTCACCACCGAATCCTTACGGATATCCCCCGTCGCACGCATCAACAATCGTTCCGGGTGGATACCGTTAGCGGTCAACCACTTCGCAGTCTCCTGCGCGCACGAGGCCTCCCGCCCCGACATCACAATCAGCGCGCCGGGTAGCAGGTCGATGACCTCGGCGACATGCTCCACCAGCTCGTCTTCACCGACACGGCGGTAGTCGTAGGGGCTGCGGTCCCCCATCTTCGCGAGAGTGCCATCGATGTCGACGATGTAGGCGAGCGGCTTCGACTCATCCGGGACGTACACATCCGGTTTGACAGTCACGTCGGGACGCACTTCGATCGGCTTCCACGAACGGATCGGGAACCGTGCAGCCATGTCACGGATCACCGTCTCGCCCACGACACGGCCGCCAGCATCCCCGCGAGCCTTGTCACGCCGCAAACACTCTTCCAACGGTGTCGGCACATCCTGGGTGACGAATTCGGCGCCCACCTGCTTCGCCAACGATGCAACCTCGCGGGCATACTTCATCCGCAGGTTCGTGTCATCGAAGATGACGGATACACCGTTGCCGAGGAGGTGTTTCGCGGCAGTGTGTTGGGCGATCGTGACGGCCCGTTCCTGCTCGTATGTGCCGACGCCTTCGATGTTGAACATGCCGGCGCGGAGGTCGTCACGGTTGATGCGTGCACGATGGTTGGGGTCTTCGGCGACCCATTGGCGTGCCCAGGTCGTTTTCCCTGACGCCGGGTATCCGCGTGTGGCTACAACAGTCGTCATGCGACAGCCTCCGAATGGTCGAGCATGAACGAATCGCCGCGCGGTTTCAACTGCTTCCAGATGGCATCGTTCATGCGGTCGTGTTGCCCGTCTGCGAGGCAGAACAGCAGGGACCGGTTGTCGTGTTTGACGGCGTGTGCCGCGAACCCTTTCCTGTCGCCGCTTGTGACCATCTGGTCGAGGATTTCACCGTAGGTGGCGACTGCGCGCGCCCCGATTGTCTTCCGCTTCTGCTGTAGCGCATTCCATGTTGTGGTCAGCCAGTCGTGGAATTCGTCGGGCAGGTCGGCGATGAGGTCTTCGAACGGCTGCCCGGATGCGGCATGTTCCCACACTGTTTTCTCGGACATGCCGGTGACGATTTTGTGGAGCTGCACGTATCGTTCCAGTTTCAGTTTCACCATTGTGCCGTCGCGGTATTGGACGACGAATCCTTCGGCGTTGTCACGTACGGGCGCGCGGAGGGCATCTGCGAGGGTGTCGTATGGGAACGTTCGAGACTTGCGGCCCGGCCAACCCCATCCGAAGGGTGCCAACACTTCACCGCTCGTGTTGTCCACGACGCCGAGGAGCACTAGGTCTTCGAAGTCGTAGTCGACGACGATGCGGTTTGCTTTGTAGATGATCTCGACTAGGTATGTGAACCCTGGCGCGGGCGTGTAGTCGTCGGCGTAGTTTGCCTGCCAGTAGTCGGTTGCCCAGCGTGCTTGTTCGGACTCGAATGATCCGCGTGTCGCGATCTCGTAGAGTCCGTCCCTTGTCGGGTAGAGGATGCCTAGTGAGCCGTCGAGTTTGTCGGACACTCTGACGGGGGCGTCGAGGTCCAACTGCGGGTGGCGCTCTCCATCGTGTTCAGCGTCGTTGAAGAATTTGGGGAACGGTCGGGCTATCACTTCACCGGAGTCGTCGACGATGAGGCCGCGGCATTGCAAGGTCACTTCATCCCATGCCTGCGAGTATGCGGTGAGCTCGGAGTAGTTGTAGATCCGGTATGGCAGGCGCGGGTGGGATCGTACTTTGACGAGGCCGGCGTCGATGCGATCCTGCAGGACGGTTGGGTTCATCAGGTCGTCGATGTTCACCATGCGATGTCCTCGAGGTAGTGGCGGCGTACGCGTTGCATGAAGTCTTCGATGGGCGCTTCGTCGGGATGCTCAGGCAGCGGCGACACGGCGGCATCGAACTTCTGCGAGTATTCGACGATCAAACTGTTGGCGGCTTTCGCCTCCGGATCAGCCTTGATGGATGCCCCGAAGTCGAAGAACGGTTGCGGATCCGGGACGCGGATGGGTAGGTGCCCGGTGGTGTACAGCTCGTAGCCTTGCCAGAGGAGTCGCATCGTGTGGCGGGCATGTTTTTCGCGGCGGGTTTCGAGGCTGCCGGCGAACCTGCCACGGGAGAGTAGCCGTTTGAACTGGCTGGTGGCGAAGCCGAAGTATGCGTCGCGGACACGCTTCCGGCACAGGAATGCCGTCCGCAGCCCGATCAGTTCTTCACCGAACGCATTCTTGCGTTGATGGTGGTCGAGCCACAGTATTTCGGATGCTGTGGGGTTGCAGGACAGCATGAGTCCCATGGCTTTGCCGACTTCATGGAAGGTGGTGTCGGGGTCGTCGCGTTTCCATGTGGCGCGTTCGCGGGCGGGCGGGTGTAGGCCGAGGAATGCACTGGTGGGTTCGGCGTAGATGCCGGTGTAGTCGATGTCACTGTCAGGTGTGTTGAGTCCGTAGGCGACTGATCCGACGATGCCTTCCAACAGGATGTGGGTGGTGCGGGTTTCGGGGTTGAATTTGGGGTGTGGTCGGATGATGCTGCGTGGCGGGTTGCCGGTGGTTGCGCTCATGGTGGCCCCTATCCGCAGTCTTCGCAGCAGTAGTAGTCACTGACGGGCGCGGTTTCCCGGCCCGGCAGCTCGGTCTCGCCGGGCTTCAAAGATCGCCCCTGCTCCTGTTTCAGCGACAGGACGACCGTCTCCAACTGGGGTACACCCAGCACGGCGCGGGTGAATGCCGCGTATCGGCATCGCAGTGACGGCGCGAGGTCCATGTAGTCGTCGACGCCATCCAAGCCGGGCGCGAGTGTCTTCATGGCTTTCCATCCACGGATGGTTGCGTCGTTGAGCGGGTCGGCTTCCCATTCGGCTAACGCTGCAGCCTGCGCGGCCTGTTTGGCCTCGTATTCGGCTTGCCGCTTCTGTTCTGCGAGGCGGCGGAATTCTTGCCGCTCAGCGATGACGCGGTCGATGCGGGCTCGCAGCATGTCGACGAGCGTGAGGTTGGCGTCGTTGGGGAACTGCTGCAGTGTCTTGATGTGTTGGTAGCAGTCGTATTCGCTGAGTTGGTCGATGTCGGTCACGGCTGTCCTGCCTTGTCGTTGTTGTGGAGGATGCGGGTTGCTTCACGCGCATAGCCTCGGGCTGTCGCATGGTCGGGGAAGCGGCGGGTGTTGTCGCCGATGGTGACGGTCCAGTCCCAGCCGGTTCCGAGGGCGAACGGTTGGCGTGCGATGTTGATCCGGTCGTCGATACCGATGTCCGGGTCAATCAAGACTTCTCCTTGGCGTTGTCGAGTTCACGTTGGCGGCGCCTGTTGTGGCGGTCGTTTGCGACACACGAGCCGTCGAAGTGTCCGCGGGCGTAGATGCGTGCGGCGAGGCGGTGCAGTTCGGCGATGCCACCTTCGTCGAGCAGTGACCTGTTGTCGTACTTGGCGGCTAATGAACGTTCGTCTTCGACGTACGCCTCCACAAGTTGACCGACTTCGAGCGGTTCGACCGGTTGATTCACTGGTCCTCCTCAGCGGCAGCAGCAGCGAGGAGGTCGCGCAGCTCGTCGACGACATCACCGGATACGAAGTTGTCGACAATGGAGCGAAGGCTGTCCAGCAGGTCGTCACGCTCCACTGTGGGCACGATGCTGTATCCGGCGTCCGACAACCGCTCCGCTAACACCTCTGCCGCATCCTCAAAGAATGCTTCCCATCCATCAGGGCGGTTTGCGATCTTGCGTAGCTCCAGCGCGAGGACTTCCATTTTTCTGCTCATGCTGCGATGGCCTCTCGTAAAGGTGCAGTGATGTTCGCGATAATCCGGGACCGGGCTTCAACATCCACACGCGCTTCATGCAACCTGCGTGCCGCTACCGCCAACCGGTGCGCCGTCTCATTCAAGGCGTGCCCGGAATGCCCTGGCACCCATTCGATAGTCACATCGCGGTCGCGCATCAACCGGTGAATGTCGGTGACTGTGGGCGCGGCTTTCGCGTGTCGGGTGATGGAGTTGCCGAAGCGGATTGCGGAGACGGCGGCTTTGGAGTCGGTGAGGATGTGGAGGCGTCGGTGTTTGTGTTCTGCGAGGGCGAGTCGGATACCGAGGAGTTCGCCGACGAGGATGCTGCGGATGTCGGGGTGGTATCCGCGGTGGGCTTTGCCGGTTTCGGTGACGCATGCGTATCCGACGCCGCGGCGGTGGCCTTTGGAAGCATCGGTGGCGATCGTCAACACAGGCATATTGTTGAGGCGGTTCGCTTCGACACTGGGGAGTTCGGGAGCGGGTGCCCGTTGCAGGTCGTCCAGGACGGATGCGGCGTGGTCGAGGAGGGTGAGTAACTGTCCGCGCGGTGTGGTGACGAATGTGATGTTCGGGAATGATGCGGCGACAGCAAGGATTTCGCGGCGTGTGGTGCCATCGGATACGTATACGCAGGCGGGGGCTTGTGCGAGTTGTTCGACGAGGGTGGTGAGGGCGTCGAGGGTGGCGGCGTGTGGGTGTGGGTTTTCGTGGATGGTGGTGGTGTCGTGGGTGGTGAGTGCGGCGCGGGTGTCGCGGGTGTGAATCACCGCCAACACCGTCACTCGTCGGCCCACACAATCTCGAAGAGTTTGATCTCGCCAGGCAGCCATGGACCGCGAACAACCTTCACGCTGGTGCGGCGATGCCACAACTGGGCTACCAGGCGCGCCTGCTCCATCGCGGTCGCAAGATCGCCGTACATGCTGGTCAGCTCGAACGGGGCGAAGTGATAGTCGATCATGCGGCTTCCCTGTCAGCGCGACGATTCGCCCGCACACACGCCACACAAAACCCACCAGCCTCATGCAACGCAGTCGGACGCAAAGGATCCACACCCTGCGAACGACGCCGCAACGGACGATCACACCCACGGCAATTCACCGGCAACAACGACCGAACCGCCGGCGTCAACACACCCGCCCGCTTCTGCCGCGAATAACATCCACGGCACAATGCGTGCACCATCGTCGCCCGGTGAGCCGTATTCTCCCCCAACACGATCTGCTCATCATCCGCAATGAAAATGCGGTCGCAGTCACTGCACGCGCCGCCTTCATCCGCATACGGTTCCGGTGTCACATCCGGGTGCACGATCTGATGCAGTTGAAAGTAGGTGGCGGCGTCGCCTCGGCAGACGACACCGGCCATGATGCAGCCGTCTGCGACTCGTTCCCGTTTCTGGCCTTCGCAGGTTCCGATGGCGAGGGCTTCGGTGGCGCATTCGAGGAAGCGGGTGCAGGCGTTTCGGCATTGTGCTTGTGCGAAACGGGTTTCCGTTTTGTGGTGCCAAAGCTCATCTTCTCCTGGCTGGAGGAATGAGTTGGGGTTGGTGCGGCAGGGAACGGTCACAGGTGGGTGCGGCTTTCTGCGAGGCGGTGTTCTGCGGGGTGTGCATGTCGAGTATGCAGTTACGCAGGGTTGCGCGTCAAGCTGCGCAGAATATCCGTTCCGGGTTTCATTCAAACATGCGGTTGTGCAGGTGTTTCATGTTGCGGTGGTGTCTGATGCGGTATGGGGTGGTGTTGCGCAACCAACTTTGGTTGCGCGCCACTTGTGTCACACACGTCCCGCATTCACGGGTTCACGTGTTGTCCCGCAGCTCACTCGTCATCCTCGTCGTCGGTTTCCCCGCACACGTGGCATGGGTAGCTGCAGATGCGGCCGTCGTCGAAGTCGTAGTAACCGTCTTCGTCGACGCTCATGCCGCGTCCTGTTCGTCGCCGTCGAGGGCGGGCTGCAGGGGCGGCAGGGATTCGAGTTCACGCACGACGGCGTCCAATGCGGTCTGTGCTTCTGCGACGAGTACTCGGTCTGCGCTTGCGCTGTCAGTGAAGGGGTACGGCGAGAGCGCGTCAACACGGGCCTTGAACACGTTCTTGAGTCGCTCGAGTGCCGTGTGTGCGAGTGCGGCAGGATCAGCCGCAGGCTCCACTGCTGCAGCCGCGGCCTTCGCCTTACGCTTCGCAACGAACTCCTTGTATGCCTTCCGGCGATCCTCCGACGCGACATCCTTGTACGGCTGGAACGGATCGCCTGTGGCAGCTATGAACGCGGCCGCAGCATCCGAGATACCTGATTCGCCGATGATCTTCTTGATGGCGCCCGGCTCGAGGTCGAAGTCGATGCCGAACAGGGTTCCCATGTATTCGAGGGTTTCCTCAATCTGCTTTACGGCAGCTTCTTTGACGGCTTCACTGAGGTCGCCGACTGACTGGATGCCCTCGGAGACGGCTTCGTCCACGGTGGGCATGGGGTCGCCAGTCAGCCAACGCTTGGCCGTGAACGCCGTGTCCGCATCCTCCAACAGCTTCTTCGCGGCATCCGCGGCACGCTTCTTCGCGGCATGTTCTTCGAAGGAAACCTCACCGTCCGCAGCATGCTTGCCGGTCTCCACCTTCACCTCAGTAGGCGGCTTGAACCAGCGCTCCCCCGAAACATCGTTGCCGAAGCGGTCCCGCGTAACAAACCGGGCCATGTACGAGAGCGGCGTGGTAGCGAGAAGTTCGCGGACGGTCTTCGAGTCCTCGGTGGTGATGTCAGAGAATTCGAGGGTGAGGCTGTTGGTCATGTCTTCTTTCGGGGTTGCAGGTTTGGTTCGCCAACCGGGGCCGGCGGTGAGAATGGCGTAGGCGGTAGCCTCAAGACCGTAGGAATAGGTCACGCGGCGGCGGGCTTCGACAGCAGCGGTGCAAGCGCATCCACGACGGCACGGAACAGGGAATCCTTCACCTTCTGCCCGGCAGGGAGCTCGACGTACGGCACCATGCACGGATGCTGCTTCAGTGCTTCGTTTTTGATCGGCCCGTACGTCCAACCGTCCGCGAGCTTGAACCGCAGCCAGTTTTCGTGGGATTGCGCGGGTGTCGGATTCTCGGTGAGGGCATGGACAACTCCGTCGACCGCTGAATCCTCCTGAGATTGAGGAGCTAGAGACCACGGCGGCGAGATGCTCGGCTCCCGAAGAACAATCTGAAGTTGCCGATTTGCTTCATGCACCACGGATGCGATGTCGTAGACGTCGAGAGTGTCAGTCACAGTTGTTCTCCTGGGTTTCATGGATGCGGTGACGGCGGATGAAATCCTGTTTCGCGACCTCCAACATCGCGAGACCGTCGTAATACGGAATCAACTCACTGTCAGTGCCGGCGACAACGAACTTGCAGGCGACGGATGGGCGGGCGTCGTCGTCGAGACCACCGGTGATGCGGATGCAATGTTCTTCGATGGCGAGGCTGGATCCGTTCACGCTGCCACCGGCTTCTTGAACAGGTCGGGGAAGATGTTGATGAATCCGTCGATGATGTTGCCTTCGTATCGCGGTGCGGTGAGGTGTGCGCGGGCGGATGTTTCGAGTAGTCGCCGCTTCTCCGGTGAGCGCCGTAGTTCCCAGCCTGGCGCCCAATGCAGCTCGGAGATTGACAGGCCGCGTAGCGCGTTGCCGTCGACGATGACGAGGGTATTCACGGGCACACTCGGGGTCTCGGCAATGTACTTTTTGCCTTCGCCGATGGTTCGGGCGATGACAACCGGTCGTGCACTATCACGCTGCATGGAGACTCCAATCGATGTCATCACGGGTCGGGAAGTACATTGCTGAGACTCGCTGCCCACCGGCGGCCGTACGCGTCACCGTGACCGCCTCAAGCCGCCCATAGAACTTCCCCGATAGCGGCTTGTCGTCGATCAATAGCCACGGATGGTTCTCAAGGCTGCGGATCTCGTCACCCGACATGGCAGGTGACACGTCGATGGCGGCATGCAAACCGTCTGGGGTGCGCGTGATCGTCCAGTAGTGGCCGCGCACGGCGAACCTGGTTTCGGTGGTGAAGTCCTCGTTCCACAGGTCTATCCATGGAAGCTTCATGCTGCGAGCTCCAATCGGGGTGTCTCGAGTAGTACTTCGATGAGATGGTCCGCAAGCGGCGCCGCGATGTACGCGATGATTTCCTCGCGCGTCCGGTCATCCACCGACAGCCGTAGTGGCCGATACTTGCGCGACCCGAAATGCAGTTGCGCCACATACACGCCCACATGCACTGCTTCATGGATGATCTGGTCGCGGTCAATGTTTTCGCGGTCAAACCACAACTCGCCGACATAACCGTCTACGAGTTCCTCGTGTTCGGCGTGGAAGAAGCATGCCCCTACGGTGGCGCCGGTACCTTCGGGTTCGACGTCGGCGCAGGCTTCGTCGTAGGCGGTGTTGAATTCGGCTTCGGTGTCGAAGATTTTGATGTTGACGTGGTTGTCTGCGACGGGCTTTTTGAGTCCGGGGACGTAGACGTCTTGTGTTTGGGCGCGGAGTTCGGTTACGGCCACTGGTCAACTCCTGTGCCTTGATTTTGGCCAGTCAAGGCTGCAGCCTCGTCGAGCTCCAACGCTTCGAGTGCTTTGCGGACGAGCACCCATGCACCGTCTGCCTCCCGGTGGTCTACGAGCACCTCCCGATAGGTCAGCGGTTCGGGGTAGTCGTAGACGCGGACCTGATACATGTTGATGTCACGCGGGTTTTCGATGCCGGTCATACGTCGGGCTTCGAAGTGGCCGATGGTGTCGCGGTTGACGGCGAGGGCGAATCCGAGCATCAGAATCCTCCGCCGCCGGAGTCGCAGGACGATGAGCTGGAGCCACTGTCATAGCTGCTGGAGTACGACGTGGAGGCGATGATCGACGGTGTCGGGTCATATGTGCTCGACGCGGACGGATTCGACGGCCGCGGAGTACGTGCCGGTGCCGTTCGCGGCTTCACCGATGGCTGACGGGCGCTCCGAAGCAAGGCTGCCTGCCGAACCAGGAACTGGCGCTCCTGCTCCGCCTGCAACAACGCAATGACGTCGAGCGGTTCAGCGTCGAGGTCGGACTGCCGCACCTCCACATGCGGCACATGCACGGCAGCGATCGACGTGTCATCCGCTGTCACGTCGATGCGGCCGGTCTTCCTGCGGCGGAACAGATCAAAGAAACCCATCACTTACCTCCATTAAGGGTGAATTGGACTGCAGCGGCCCACGAAGCGAACTGCTTCGGAAGGCCTGGCATCGAGCCGTTCGGCTGGTCTACATACCAGCGACGGTCTCCGGCGTGGCTAGTTGACCAGATACGCCAGTCGGAACTCCTACGCCGGACGGATTCTCGGCGCCACTGTCGGATGCCTTTGATGATGGCGATCGTGTTGACTGCCCCGTAGGCGAGAGCCGACAGAATGAACCCGTACTGCATGGTGACCAGTGCGTAGGCGATCCACAGGAACTGCACCAACAGTCCGACGCCGTAGCCCGCCCACCGTGTGCCACCTTCGCGGGTCGTCAGATACAAGCCCGTGACACCGATCGCCGCAAGAACAAACGACCACCACATCAGACGAGACTGATATCAGAAGGCAGGCCAGCCTGCGTCACATACACGAGCGCACCCTGACGCGACTCCGCACCCGTACGCTCCCGGTAATAGTTCGAACCGCCATCCAACGTCGACGACTGAATTCGCGTCCGAGACTTCGTCGTCTCCAACTCGAACGTGTGATAATGCCCGTGCACCAGAAGATGCGCGCCACCCGGATTCTGGCCGTGGAACGACTGATCCGCCCACCAATCCATAGCTTTGCCGCGCCTCCACTGATGGCCGTGCGCAATCGTGAAGATCGTGTCGCCGGCGGGAACCGTCATGTAGCCCTGTTCGGGGTCGGGTACGCGCACCTGGACGTGCCCGTAGGCGGACGTGTTCCGCTCGAGGCCTTTCGCTACCGAGTTTGCGGCGTGTGTTGCCCAACCGTCACCAGGGCGTGTTGTCTGAAACCTCTGCGCTTCATCATGGTTGCCGTTGACAACATCCAGCAGCAGTTCATCCGTGTCGTCGACGAATGCGTCGATGGTGGCGTACAGCAGCCGTTCGAACACGGCGATCTGTTCGGTGAGTGTGAGGTCGGTGCGCCACATGTTGCGACCAGACTGGGACTGGTTGCCTTCGATGCAGTCGCCGGGGAACATGAGATGCACTCCGCCGATACGCTGGCGTTTACGGAGATCGAGGTATTCGCAGCGAGCTCGCTCGAGGCTGTCGAGGTAGCGGGTGATGATGCCGTCCGTACCGCCGTTATCCGATTTTCCGAGTTGGGTGTCGCTGGCCTGCATGTTGAAGAATGCGGGACCGCCCTGCACAGGCGTGTGCGGCTTATGGTTCTCGATCAGCTTGATGAGCGCGTCACCAGTCGTCCGACCCGACCGCTTACGGATCGTGAACTTGAAGTATGACAGCCAGCGTTCGTCGTAGGTCTGCCAGCGGCGGGTCTGCGGATCCCCGAAGATTTCGACCTGTTCGGGGTCGTATCCGAAGAATTTGAGGAGTTCGTCGTAGTCGGTGGGCGGGTTTTCGACGGGCGCGGTTTGGATGAATCCGGTGATGCCGTCGAATTCGGTGGATGCCTTGTATTTTGGTTCTGTGGCGACGGGTTGCGCGGCGAGCTGCGCTGCGATGCTCATGCGGCACGCCGGTAGCAGTTGCAGTCACGGCGCGCATGAATATTCAACGCAGACGGCGAATACGGGAACCCCGACGCCTCCAACGTCCGATACAACCGATTCCGGGTTTTCCCAGCCTCAATGTGTTCGTTGATGGCGTCACGATCCTCTGCAGCCTGCTCGGCAATCCACCGGCCGGGACCGCATGGTGTTTTGGTGGGGCGTTCAGCTAACGCGGCAGCAATGCTCATCCGGTGACCACCAGGACGGCATCGTGGGGTGCGGTGACGGTGAGGCGACTGGAGTAGTCGGTGTCTTTCGACTGGACTACGTTGACGGGCCATGATGGGAGTGGGTGTGCTTCGTCGGTTTGTCCGACTGTGATTCCCCAGCATCCTGAGTTGTCGTCGAGTGCGACGGTGACCTGCATTTGTCCGCTGCGGCTGATGATGTGGAATTGGGCGTTGGCGCCTTCGTAGGCGTCGTATTCGTCGGGGCGGCCGTCGACGGTTACGTAGGCGATGTCGTCGGATGCGCCTTCGAAGCTGATGGGCTTGGTGGTCATGGTTGTGACGGTAGGGGTTTGGGCGTGTTGGTTGGTTTTGCAGTGGGGAAAGCCCCGTGAGTGTGGGTGGCTCACGGGGCTTTCGGATGCTGGTTATGCGGCTGCGGTGGTTGCCCATCCGTGTGCGTGGAGGATCGCTTCCACGGTCTCGTCGGTGAGGTGTTCGTTGATGCGCGCCCGGGTCTGGTCGTCGGCGTTGGCGATGATCGTTGCGAGGAGTTCGTTGGGGATGAGGGTGTTGGTGGTGTAGCCGTTGGCGATGCGCCAGTTTTTTTGGTAGGTGGCTGCGGCGCGGTGGCATGGGTCGCAGACTCCGGCGGGTCGGCGGCGGCATTTCTGGTAGCCCTTGTAGGTGCCGTGTTCGAGGCTGCTGATCGGCCAGGTGACGGGCGTTTCGCTCATCGGTCACTCCATTCGGGTGGGTCGCAGGTGCAGTCGTCGGCGGGATTCCGCCAGTCGGAATGGTCTTCGGCTAGGCATTCATCGCGAGGCCGACCATCCAGCCAACTCACTTTTTCGGCCATTCGTCGGGGTCGACAGCCTCACCGACATCATCACGATCCTCTTCGCCGTTCCACTCTTCGTAGAGTTGGCCGACTGCGCCTTCTTCGGACCAGACGGTGTCGCAGTCGTAGCAGCGGTAGCTATCGCCGTCGTGTTCGACGGAGCTGATGCTGCAGGACATTCCGCCGCATTCGATGCTAATTTGCATCGAGGGAGCCTCGGTGTACCGGACGCTCACTTCTCCCCCTCGTGTAGCAGTGTGGCGGGTAGTGCGATGTCGTCGACGTCAACCCCGAAGTCGCGGTGGAAGGCATCCCAGCCGTCGAACGGATACCACGTGGCTGTGCGGTCAACGTGCCACGGGTCGAGTCGGTAGGTGACATCGTTTGCGTCGAGGACGATGCTGCGGCGCGGCAACACTTTCAGGTCATCGAGTGTGCGCAGGCTCTGGGCGGGAGGACGCATCTCAGCGAGGCATTCGTACACGCCCTGCCAATCACCGTCACCGTCCCCGCCGATCAGATGGTGCAACCCAGTCGCATGCAAGACATCCATGTTCAGTTCGTGAACGAGATGCCCGAGATGCTTGGCGCCTTCCTTCGTGCGGACTAGCAGGGCGGCGAGGCGGTCGACCTCGTCGAGCAGCTTCGGGACGTACCCGGCAAGCGTGTCGTCGTGACCATCTTCCCGCGACCACCGGTCAAGATTATGCAAATCCCGCTCAGTGACGGGGATACCGTCTCGGGGGCCTGGTTCGCGGGCTTGCATGATCGTGAACCGTTCCATGAGCCGTTCCGCGAGAGCGTGTTCAGTTGGGTAGCGGTCGGGTGATCGCTTGTCGTATTCGTATTCGGCGCGGATCAATGCTGCAAGGTCGTCGTACGTGGTCATAGGAGGTGTCCGATCAGGTAGATGATGCCCGCCCACACCACGAGTGCAGGGGCGATGGCGATAGCGAGGCCACGGAAAGCATTCGCGGTCACAGGATCACATTCCCTGCCACCAGGAGCGCACCCATGAACAGGCAGGCGAACAGGAGGTGCATCCGCATCCGCCGCATCACGACGACACCACCTTGACGCGCCGCCCGTTCACGTCATGCGATGCCACCCACAACGCATCCGCTGCAGCGTTCTCGGCGGCAGTCGGCGCGGGAACCTTGTTGCCGGCGCGGATTACAAGCCCGCAACGGCACCACGTCGCATCCAACATAGGATTGAAGGTGACAGGCTGATGTCGGTCGGTAGAGCATTCGTTGCGGATGCCGATCATGTCGGGGTGTTCCGCTGCGATGAGGGTGCGGGATCCGAGTCTCATCGGTTCACGCTCCGCACATGCCCGAGGAAGCTGTAACCCGTCCAACCGCATGCGCACCGGTAGTGCGCCTCCGGCCTCCAAAACCGCAGTGACGTCAACAAGCGGTGACGATTCGTCATCAGCGGGCCGCCTTTGCATGCTGTTCAGCCGCCAACAAGGCTGAGGCGAGCTCGGCGGGACTGTCACCTTTGCTGATGTTCCAGTAGGACTGTGCGCCGTAGCGGACGATGCCGCCTTCCACGCGGACGGCGGGCATGTTCTCACCAGCGTCGTAGACTGCGGCGTCGGCGCTGTCGCGGATCGGCTGCGGCAAGGTGACATTGACTGTCCCGGCGTTCGGGAGTAGGGGCACAAGGGCGTCCACGATCACCGTCGCGGTGCGGTAGACGCGTTCCTGGTAGTCGACGGTGTGATCCGCCAACGGCTGCAGTGGCGTGATGTCGTCACGGTATGCGCGGTCATCGGACTGCAGGTCGGCGTGCAAGGCTTCGGCGGCACGGTTGATTGCGGCCGCATACGTTTCTTCATCCATCATGGGGGGTTTCTCTTTCGGTGGGGTCGCCCTGGCAGGGGCGGGGATCGTTCGACTGCAAGGTTACGCACAGTTACGCGCAAACGCAAGGCCAGTTACGCGTCCTGGTCGAAAAGCGACGGCAACGCCAACTCCGACTCGAGGCCAGTCAAATTGTCGACCGCAGTCCGCCAATAACTCGGCTTCAACTCGATCCCCACCGCCCGACGGCCCCGCTTCACCGACTGGTACAGCTCCGAACCGATACCCGCGAACGGCGTAAACACGAGCTCACCCGGATTCGACCACAACCGGACACACCGGTCGATGAAGTCGAGCTGCAGCGGCGCGATATGACGCTCATCGCCCTGCTCCTTCGCGACCTTCGTGTTCAGCGTGTTCGTTTCCTTCACGCCGTGCCATACCGGGCAGATGCCGTCACCGTCGATCCATCCACCATCGTGATGGTCGGACCAGATCGGCGATGCCCAATCGATCCAGTCATCGTTGGTGACCTCGCCATCGACCGGCGTGTTCCTGACCGGTACAGCGTTGTCGCCGGGCTTCTTGAACAGCAGCAGGTAGTCGGCCATCGCCGGCCTCGACTTCGACGAGTCACGGTTTTTGGTAGCAAATGCGAGCGCATGCGCTTTGGTGCGGATCGACTGCGCCTGCGGGTCTTTCCACACAGTGACCTCACCGTAGAAGATCCAGCCGACCTCCTGAAACAGTCGGATCACATCGCCGCGGAAGTCGGTCAAACCGATGAATCCGTCGACAGCCTTTTTTGTTGCGACCTGCTGGACGTGGATTGCAGCGTTGCGTCCGGGCTTCGTGATCCGCAACTGCTCGGCGACGATGAACCGGTAGTGGTCGAGGAACTCAGTGCGGGTGGCACTGTTGCCGAGGTCCCGCACCGAGGGACTGTAGGTGTACAGCGAGTCGAACGGCGGGGAGCAGATCGACAGGTCGACCGTGTCGGTGCCGATTTCGGAGATGCGTTCACAAGAGTCCCCGAGCATGAGAGTCCAGTTGGTTCCGGCGGCAGTGTCTGTGATGTACGGGGCGCTCATGCTGCAATATCCATTTCGGTTCGGGCTCGACGCATTTCAGCGACGAGGGCTTCGGTGATGTCGGATGCCGACTTTTCTTTACGGGAGATGTTGGCGGCGATCCGCGATTCAATGTCGGAGAGGATGACGTGCGCTTCGACGACGCGGGTTTGTCCGTAGCGGTAGCAGCGCCGGATGGCCTGGTAGTACTGCTCGTAGGAGTCGCCGAGGCCGACGAATGCCATTCGGGCGGCGTGCTGCCAGTTCAAGCCCTGCGATGCGATTTGAGGCTTGGTGATGAGGTATTGGATGCGGCCGTCTGCGAAGTTGAGGAGATGCTGGGCTTTCTCTTCGGCAGTGAGTCCTCCGTGAACGTTGACAGCCCCGGGGATGGCTGCGGCCAGCGCCTCAGCTTCAGCGTTCATGCCGCACCACAGGATCCATGGTTCGCGCGGTTCGTTGCCGATGAGCTTCGCGGCCTCGTCGACGCGGGCGGCGAGGGTTTGCTTTCGGACCGCGGATCGGCCTGACACTCCCCCGAGTTCGGTGGCGAACAGTTGCCCTTCGGCTTCAATCTCGGATTCGACGAGGTGCGGGATGACTTCGAGGCCGGGCAGGTTGTATCCGGTGTCGTCGCCGCCCATATCGGATGGTTTCGTGAGTGCGACTGCCCATGTCGCCATCCACTGCATCATCGGCGTTTTCGCGTGGCCTTTGAGCCGCCACCCGTCTGCATCGTGAACAAAGTAGGCGGCGAGCATGTGAGTGCGGGACATGCGGCCAAGGAACTCGGCTTGATTGGTGAGTTCCTCGGGATCGTTCGGCGCTGGTGTGGCGGAGCACGCGAGACGGTGCGGGACGAGCTGAAAGTGTTCGATCAGCATGGTGCGGGTTTTGCCGTCCGACTGTTTCAGAATCGAGGATTCGTCGAGGACGACTGCATCGAACATTGCCGCCGGGAAGTGCGGCACCATCTCGTAGTTGGTGATCCAGATGCCTGGCCCGGCGATGTCGGCGGGGTCGCGGACGTAAGTAGCGGTGACGCCGAGCTTCGCCGCTTCGCGGACGGTTTGAGCGCACACTGCGAGTGGCGCGACGATCAGTGATGTTTCACCGGACAGTCGCGCCCACTCGACTTGCATAACGGTTTTGCCGAGTCCAGTGTCAGCCCATATGGCGGCGCGGGAGGTGCGGACAGCCCATTGGACGAGTTCGTTCTGCCATGGGTGCAGCATGGGGTGAATTTGGTCGCTGGTGATGGTGCGGCCTGGGGTTTCGGCGCGTTTCGCTTTGCGGGCGAGGAAGTCGGCGTAAGTCATGGGTTCCTTTCGCATGCCCTGGCAGGGGCAGTAGTTCGGCCCCGACACGGGGTCGGGGCCGATGGACGGTCAGGCGTTGCGGCGGGCGATTTCCCGGTCGAACTGGTCGGCATCCCACAGTTCGCCGGCGAGCCGCGACCACTTGGCCCTGGATGCGAGTTCGGTGTCGGTGAGGGCTGCGAGGTAGGCGGTGTAGTTGCTGCCTGCGAGTGCGGCGAGCATGTCTCCGCGGGCTTCTTCGGCGGCTGCGGCGGTTTCGGCTGCGAGGTGGGCGGTGGCTTCGGGGGAGAGTGTGTTTGTCATGCCAGTTAAGTTACGCGCAACCGTGCGCAACCACAAGCTGGTTACGCAGATGTGTTTGTGTCGCTCCCTGAAGCAGTGGCCCATTGGGCGATGGTGAAAAGCTCACCGTTCTGCCGAACCTCAAACCAGTGGCGGTGCCACTCGCCCTCGTTGTCGCAGCCGAACCCGTCAACGCGACTGCACCACTTGATGCGAGGCTGGTAAGCGAGGCGCACTTCTTCGAGCGACAGAGTCTCCTTTGGCGACTGCAGGCCGAGGTTGTGTTCGAGGTCGGCTTGCAGTGCTGCGGAGTCGAGTCCGTGACCTTGGTGAATTCGCCCCCAGCGCCCACTGCTGGTGTAGATGTCCTGCGGGTACTCGTTCACTGGTCCTCCTCAGCGGCAGCAGCAGCGGAGAGGAGAGCTGCGGCGACTGCACGCGCTTCGTCAGGCGTCCACATCGTCAGACCTGACCATCTCGCCTCCACAATGCCCGGATGCTGGCCGACTGCTGCGCCGATGTCTGCGAGCCCCTGCGGATACCAGACCGGGAACGTAAGCCCCTCGAAGCCTGGGCGCGTGTCGGCAACTTGCTCGCTGTAGGCGGGCAGTTCCACGATGCTGTATCCGGCGTCCGACAACCGGGACACCACATGAGCCGCGAGGTCGTGCACTGTCATCGTGTTCGGGAACGCGCCCCATAGTTGGCCGTCATCGCGAGCACCCGGCGCGCCGTTGTGGCCCTCAGTTGCGACGTCCCGCATCGCGTCTGCGATGATTTCCAGTTCCTTGCTCACGACTCACCCCCAGGGCATCGACTAGCGGCGTGCATCTGCCGGATGGTCTTGCCAGCAGCCATCGAGTGATTTGGGCACAGGGGGTCGACCCGATTGGAGTCGACAAGGCCGCACGACTCCTGAGGGCACGGGCATTCATCCTCGATTGGATGCCCGGACCATGACCGGCCAATATGGTGGCTCATGACTCACCCCCAGCAGCACGAGGAGGGTGCCACAACACCGTCAGTGGGTACCGAGCATTCTCGGAGTGAACTCGTTTATAGAAACTCTCATCGCTGTTTGGGTAGTACTCGATGCGGTCCTGTGGGTCGGTGCATTCCAGCCCGACACCCATTGCCTCGGAGTCGTCTTCGTGCATGTAAGCCATCCAGAACATGCCCTCGCGGTCCAGCACTGGGATAGCGGTGGATAAGCCGATGACGTTGTACTGCTCCATGAACTCCCACAATGAATCGGGATCGACGATGACTGGCTGCACGATGAGGGCTGCAATCACAGACGCCTGATGGGCAGCGAACTGTGCGTCCCAGTCGTCGCCGGTCTCGTCAACCTTCCAGCCACAGCCGCGGCATTTCCCCCAGTCGTCGTCCGCATGCTTCGCCAACGCCTCTGCGATGACCTCCACGGGGGCGCTCACGCGGTACGCGCCAACTGGAGTTCCGCAGCCGACGACCACATACCCACCTGCCGCGTCACATGCATCACATCCTCATTCCCCGCCCACTGCAACACCATCGACGGTTCCGCAGGCACAATCCGACCATCCGGCCAATACAAGCCATGCTCGATATCAACATCGTCCATCGATGCACGTTTCGTCGTCACCTTGTTGGCGGCGAGCACCGCCTGTAGGGCTTCGGCAGAGTTGTAGAAGTTGGTGGCGATGCGGGTGCGTCCGGCTTGGCTGGCCGTTTCGGCTGCCGCGGTCCAGGTGTCGATGAGGGTTTCGAGGTCGGCGCGCAGTGACATGGGTGTTCCTTTCAGGGGCGGCTGGCAGGCCACGATGGTTCAGGCTTGAATCGTCGGGATTTCGTCGAACAGGTAGGTGCGGGGGCGTTGCGGAAAGGTGCGGATGACGAGGCCGGATAGGGAGATAACGGCGTGGTCGTCGTCGTGATCTTCGGGTAGCCCGCAACGCTCATCGTTGTAGGTGGGGGCACCGCATTCCGGTGCGCTACGCGGGAGTGGCTCGACTCGATCGAACTGGCGGACAGTCATGCCGCATCGAAGAATTCGTGGACCGACAGTGCACGCGTCACCGAATTCGCATCCTCCACAGCATGCCCCTTAATCAACTCTTCCAGCCGATCCGCTGTCCGATCATCCGCCGCAGCATCCGACGTCCACCCGGACGGGAAGTCATCCGGGACCGTGAACTGCTGGCGGTGCCGCGTCAACTCATCCCACTCCACAACAATGTTTTTCACGATGCTTCACCGCCGATGTAGGCGATGTACACGTCGCCTTGCCGAACCTCGGCTTTGAAGCCGTGCCCGAATGCTGCCGTGTCGCCGCGGTTGATGCGGGATCGGAATCCGGACGGTGATTTCAGGTTGCGGGGGTAGCGGGCGTACGTGTTGGGTCGCTGCCGGAGTTCGTCTGCGAATTCTTTGTTTTCGGCGTGGCGTGCGAGGGTTTCGGGTTCGGGGAGGTGGTCTACGAATTCGATGACCATGGGTGTGGTTCCTTTCGGGGTGGTGGCCGGGCCGCGGCGATAGCAGTCGTCGCGGCCCGGTGTTGTTGCGGGATGATGGTTTAAAACGGTGGATTCTGGTTTCCGAAGTTGCCTGATGCGACGGGTGCGGAACCCCACGGATCGTCCTGCGCGGACTGATTGTTTCGACCCTGTCCGCCAGCCGCATTGCTGCGGGAAGCCTTCTGCGGGCGAGCGGTGGCGAACTGGAGGGAAGGGCCGACAGCCTCGACGTCGACCTCCAGGCTGTATCGAGTCTGCCCATCCTTGTCGTACGGGCGGTTCTTGATGCGTCCGAGGATGACGACCTGGTCGCCCTTCTTCAGGGATTCGGCGATGTTCTCGGCGAGGTTGCGCCACGCGTTCGCTCGATACCAGGTGGTGTCACCGTCCTTCCAGTCATTGCCGTCCTTCACGCGTTCGGTGACGGCGACGGAAAAGTTGACCACGGCGGCGCCGGAGGCGGTGAAACGAAGTTCTGGATCCTGTCCGAGCGATCCGACGATGGAGACTGTTGCTTGAGCCATTTCGGCTGGTCCTTTCGGTGGGGGTGGTGTGGTGGAGGGTTATTCGGCGGGGGAACTGGCAGGCTCCCACGCCTCCAGAATGTCGGCGAGCTGGTCGAGCTTCTGACTGCGGTAGTCGTTCCAATGCATGTCGCCGGCGACGACAACAGGGACTCCCCTGTATCCGAGTTCGCGTACACGTTCGGCGCCGTTCGGGTCTTTGGTGACGTCGACTTTCGTGTACGGGATCTCGTTTTTGTCGAGGTGGCGGGCGGTTGCCATGCATGGCCCGCATCCTGGTTTCGAGTAGAGGGTGACGGTTGGGGCGTCGGGGTGGATCGTCAAGGGTGTTTCTTTCTGTGGTGGGGTTATTCGATGTCGTCGCGGGCGGCGAGTTCATCGGGTGACGGTGGATGCTTGAGCTTCCGCTCCTCATTCGCGATCGTCGCGGACACGCGCTTGAAAATGGCTACGTAGTCGCCAGGTTCTTCTGCGACGATGTCCGCGATTTCGTCGCCGATGCGATACATGCGCTCGTTTTCTGCGTCGATACGCCGGGCTTCTGCCCTGAGCTCGTTTGCAGCATCGGACATTCCCACGCTGTCGAGGTGTGCAGCCGCGTCGGTGAAGGCGTCAGCCGTGGTGGACATTTTCATGCTGCGATCGCTCCAAGGTCGAGGTACGCAGCCAACGCGTACGCACTAATCGTGACTTCGATACTCGAGTCCTCGAACCGCTCCGAATCATCCTCCAGCAGTGCATCAAGCCGCTCCGCCAGCCCATCCAGCGTGCCCTCTTCGAACTCGACCACCTTGTCTTCGCTGTACTCCGGGCCGCTATCAGACCAGTAGGAGCCGCGGATCAGGTTTTCTTCGCGTCGCACCCATTCGAGTTCGTAGTCGACGCGTTTCCAGTGCGGTGATGTCGGGTTGGGTTCGATGAAGTAGCGGATGTTGTGGCCGGTGGGGAGGCCTGCTGCGGTGATGTCTGCGGTTTCGTGGGGGGTGGGGATGCGGTAGGTCATGGTGGTGGTCCTTTCGGTGGCGCCCTGGCAGGGGCTTCACGGTTCAGGTTACGCATGGTTGCGCGCATATGCAACCCGGTTGCGCATTTAAGCTGCGGCAACGAGCTCATCGACTGCCAGTAGTTGCGCAGTGACAGCCTGCGCGAGCATCGGCGGCACAGCATCGCCAACCTGCCTGTACTGCGATGTCTTCGTTCCCTGCCACGGATAATCCGCAGGAAACGTCTGCAACACCGCCGATTCTTCAACGGTGAGTTGCCTGCCATTCGGGTCGCGGTCACGCGGTCCACCCGCTCGAGTCAATCTCGTTGACCATGCTGCTGTCGCCTTGCCTGTAATGGTCGGCGCCGGATACCGGATCGGCCGCGGATCAACCTGCGTCGACGACGTTCCCGCCGGCGCCAACGCCTTCACGTCGCCAATACCGCGGCGACGCAACTGCCATCCGAGAACATCCTGCGTCGACACCCACCGCCTCATATCGGCGTCCAGCCAGTCAGGATGCAAGGACCGGTAGCGGGAATGCGTCGGCGATGGGAGTCGAGCGGGGCCTCGCAGCATCGTTTCCCGCGGCGATCGAGCAACCAGAATGGCCCGCTTTCTGGTTTGCGGCACCCCGTACCGTTCGGCTTGCAGGATGCCCGCGTCGACGCTGTACCCAACGGCTTCGAGGATGGCTGCGCACGCCTTCCATATCGGCAGGGCTCCGGGTACCTGCTCCCACGCCACCCATTCGGGGGTGTTTGCGAGTAGCCACCTGATCGGCTGCATGATGAGGATGGTTCGCGGATCCGACATTTGCGGTTCGAGCGCGTCGATTGCGTTCTCGACGTCAGCGAAGGTTCGGATGCCGTGCAGCGCCTCGAGGATGAGGTCGACCTGTTTGGTTCCGCGTTGCGCGCCTGCTGCAGAGAGTGATTGGCAGGGTGATGACGCGAGTTGCCCGGTCGAGGGGAAGTCGCGGGGGTCGAGTTCGGTGACGTCGCGCATCAGCCTGGCATGCCCGGCTGCTGTGGCGGTGGCGCAGGCGTCTGCATCCCATTCGATACCGAGGTAGTCGCCTGCGTATCCGGCTTGCCGTATCCCGGTACTCCATCCACCAGGTCCTGCGAACAAGTCGATGATCATGGGTGGCCGCCGAGGAGTCTGAGGAAACCGCGGGCCGCGTAGGTGGTGATCGTGTACCAGGGCACGTACATGGCATCCAGTAGGAGGTCGAATCGTCCTGGCCGGTAATGCTCGTCTCTCATGCTGCAGCCTGGATTGCACGGTAGTGGGCAGCCCACTCGCTGATCGACAGTTCGACGAGACTGTCGGGGCAGCGATTCGGTGTCGACAGGACTCGCGTGAAAACTGTTGGCAGGTTGTTGAATGTGCCGTATTCGTAGCGTGGCGTCCGGTTCGGCTCGTCGTAGTGGGCGTCGACGGTCAGTTCATGCCATTCGATGACGAAGTCGGCGGCGTCACCGGATGCGGTGTGTTCGTCGAGCCAGAAGTCGTCGCGGCTGAAGTTGATGTCGACGCCGGCGGTGGGTGCGATGCCGATGCGGCGGAGGAGGTTGCGTTCCCTGGTGGTGAGCAGTGTTGTGGCGGTCATGGTGTTCCTTTCGGCGGGGCTGGCAGGCCCAAACGGTTTCGCCCCGTAGGTTACGCGCGGTTGCGCAGTTTTGGCAAGCTGGTTGCGCAGGCTACCACAGGAGTGGGAAGCCTTCGTCGAGGTGACTGACGTCATCCGGTAGGACCTCGACCTCCGCGGCCGGTGCGACTCGCGTCGACCATCCGGGTGCGTCATCGTCGATCCACCGCACCAACACCACCTCGGCGGCGCCACGGTTTGTGTCGACTTTCCATTCGAGTCCCCGCCACATCACACGCGCGGCAACCGGTAGAACACTCATCGAAACCTGCTTTCCATCAGATGATTCGGCCGTAAATGTCGAATGACGGGCCGTGATGCATGACGCTCCGCGGATACCGGTAGGCGTCTTCGATTTGGTCGGGTGTGCAGCCGATGGCTTTCGCCGCTGCGACGGCGGCGTTGTATCCAGCCCAGTCGTTGGAGCGTACGGCTGCGGCGATGCGGCGGAGTGCGCCGAGGATGGCTTTCGGACTGGGCTGACGCCTGGTCACGCGGCTTTCGTGCCGCCGATGGTGGCTGCGAGTTCGTCGATGGCGGGGAGGATGCGGGTGGCGGGGATGTCGATGACGTCGCCGACGTCGGTGATGACGGTGGCGGTGAGGTTTCCGTCGTCGTTGAGGGTGTAGTCGATGATTTCGATGATGGTGACGAAGATTTCGGGGCCGTTGCGGTCGATTCCGATGCAGCGGTTGAAGATGTTGTGCATGGGGTGTGCCTTTCGGTGTGGCATCGGGGTGTCGGTGGCAGCCGGTGTCCGATGCGGTGGTGGTCGTGACGTTCTTCCGTCAGGTTACGCATAGTTGCGCGTAACCGCAAGCATGTTACGCAACGCGTGCTTGGTACGCCTTCCATAGAAGCGGAACCGTCCCCAACCGGCCAGTCCTGTTCTTCGCGATCACGAACTCGACAGTCCCAGTCGGCTCACCCTGATCCGTCTTCTCGTGATGCAACAGAATCACCACATCCGCGTCCTGCTCGATCGACCCCGATTCCCGCAGCTCAGACAATGCAGGCTTACGTTCCTGGTTGGCCGCATTGCGGTTCAACTGGCACGCCACGATCACCGAGCAGTCGAGCTCCCGCGACAGGATTTTCAGGGCACGCGAAATCATCGCGACCTGACGTTCACGGGCAACCTTCGTATCCGACTCGCGCAGCAACTGCAGATAGTCGACGACGATGACGTCGAGGCCTTCCGGGCGACGTTTCAACGTCCGGCAGATCGCAGCAATGTATTCGACGGTGATGTCGGACTTGTCGACCAACGTCAACGGCATTTTGCGGTGACTGTCGGTGTACGCCTGCAGCTTCGACCGATTGTGGTCATCGATGTTGCGTTTGGTGATCTGCCCGTATTCGGCCTGAGCACCGGAAGCCATGATGCGGGAGACGACCTCGGTCTCCCCCATTTCGACGCTGAAGATGACTGCGGGGTGCCCGAGTTGTGCGGCGTGGGTGGCGAAGTTGAGCAGGGCGATGGATTTGCCTTCGCCGGGTCGGCCGCCGACGACGTAGGACCGTCCTGGCTGCAGTCCGCCGGCGAGCATCTCGTTGACTTCCGCCCACGGCGTGGCGATGGTTTTGACGTCGGTGCGCGGCGCATCGGCCCACTCCCACCATCCAGCGAGGGCGTCTTCGAACGAACGGGACTCTTTTGAGGGTGCAGCCTCACTGAGGCCGGAAATCTGCTCAGAAGCGAAATGAAGGGCTTCCGAGTAGGTGTTGGCGCGTCCCGCGTTCTCGGCGGCACGGTGGAGTGCATGCAGAAGGTGCCGGGATTTCGCCAACTCGGTCACCGCCCGGGCTGCAGCGTGCGCAGCCTTCGCCTGAACCGGCTCCCCCGCCAACGCTTTCACGCGAACCTTCACCGGGTGCGCTTCCGCCGTGAACTCTGCGAGCAGTAGCCGCTTGGACACCTGGCGGCCCGATGCGGCGATGCGCTTCGCCGCCGACCACAGTTCACCGAGGTGTGGATCGTAGAAGTCTTCGGCTGCGACAGACGCCAGGAGCGCCTCGTGGTCGTGGCGCAACGTCACCGACAGGATCGCCGAGACGAGTGTCGCTTCGTCGCCGAGCGACTCGAGGAGCTCTTCAGATTCATGAAAGACGCGGGTGTCTGGGGTGGTCATGCTGCTTTGCTCGCTTCCCTGGCTCCGATTTTGGCGACGATGGCTTCGAGGTTCGTCTCGATCCATTCACGGCGGTGCTTCTCGAAGAACCGCTTGGTTTCGGCGTTGTCGAGTCCGTCTGGCGGGTCAGGCTGGGTGTAGTAGATCCCGGCACGGTCTTCGATCGGCTTGACGGTGGCGTCGCGCCAGCACGCCCGCGCCCAATCACGGATGGTGTCGGAATCTTCGGGGAGTTTGATTCCGTCGCGGATCATCTGCCCGAGCAACGTGTCGTACTTTTCGCGGAACTTCGACATCGACTGGATGTTCGGTTTCCACCACGACTGCTGAGACCACCGGAGGACTGCCATCGCTTTGGCGTGAGGGATCTCGTCGATGTCGAGAAGTTTGCGGGCGTGGTCTCGCCATGCTGCCGGGTTCTTGGGTTTGCGGAATCCGTTTGCGATGACGGATCGCTCAAGTTCTAGGCAGAGCTCTTCGACGTCAGGTCGAACCGGCGACGGTTCGGACATGTCTTTTAAAGGTAAAGGTATAGGTAGGGACCCCCCATCCTTGGGGGCATCCTGGGGGCAAACCTTGGGGGCATCCTGCCCCCCACCGTTGGGGGCACCCTTGGGGGCATCCTGGGGGGCGTCGCCGGGCGGATCGTACGACTGCACGGCATACAAAATGCCCTCCCGATTCGGGAACGAAGTCGGAAAGATCGCCGGATCGATCGACTCCCGATCAAGCAACGCGGCGATGCGCTCTGCAGCCTTGGGGACGCCAGACCACCCCTTCAACGTCGGGTAGTTTTCACGCAGCTTCCGGAGTTCGTGGACCACCACGCCGCGCAAAGTCTTCGATGCGATCGCACCGTAATCGTTGAGCATCGACACCACCGTCGAAGGATTCTTGAGCACGCCGTCGTACTTGATGAACGAGCGGACCAAGATTTCCTCGGTGTCCTCGTCGACAATCACGAACAGTTGGACCGCGAGTTCGGTTGCGGCTTCCCGGATCGCATCCGGTGTCCAGCCCCGGGCTTTCGCGGCAATCTTGCCGGGCCGCCAGTCCGCCACTCCGGCGTAGGAGAGCGTCGGATCGGTCATGAGCGCGAAGTAGAGGTGTTGGGCGGTGGGTGTGAGGTCACGGAATCCGTCGTCCGCCCAGATGTCTAGGCGCACGGGGGCGTACTCGCGGGGCATGGTGTCTGCTTCCTGTGGGTGGGTTAGGCGGCGCGTGCGGCGCGGTAGGGTGCTTCGTTTTCGACCTCGGCGGCTCGAGTCGCCTGCAGCTTTTCGTCAACAGTCGCTGACTCGTCAATGAGGTCTTGTAGTTCTTCGGGGTCTGGGTCGCCGGCGTTGATGATGTATGCGGCGGCATCGAGTAGTGCCCAGTTCTGTCGCATCAGATCGTTGACGCGGTCGCTGGCGCCGGGGATTGCCTGCCAGTCGCCGAGCCTCTCAACGTTGTCGTTCATGGGCGTTCCCGGACTGCGTCGACTATCAGCCGGGCACCTTTGATCGCTGCGGAGTGCTGTTCGCAGAGTGCGATCACTGCGTGTTCCGGGCAGTACGGCCAGCCGTCTGGGTGTCGCCCGGAGTGGTCTGTGATTGTGGCGACGGCGAGTGCTGTGCAGGGTGCGAGTAGGTCCACGTGAGAGCATTCTCGGTCGAGTGTCAGTTGCTGCATGAGGGTTCTTTCTCCGATGCGAGCGCGGGGGCCTGCGCCAGGTGACGCAGACCCCCAGCGGCGGCATGATTTAGGCGGCCTGTACGACACCGAGGTCGGCGGCACGTGCTTTCGCCAACGACATCAGCGTCTGCGCGTTCGCGCCCGTCAGCGTGTTCTGTGCCGTCGAATACAAGCCAAGGAGTGTTTCCCTGTCGGTCGCAGCTTCGATCTGCGCCGTCAGCTTCTCCACGACATCGTCGTCGTTCACAGCGGGCGCCTGCGCCTGACTCTGCTCCGACATCTTTTCCGAAAGCGATGCAACTCCGCCCTGCCGTTTCGGTGCAGCCTCGCGGGCAGGGGTTGAAGCAGTCGGTTCGTCGTCGCCGTTGAGGGGACGCTCAACCTCGTCGTGACCCATCGACTTGGATTCGGGCACGTTCTCCTGGATGTCCTTCTCGACGTCATCCTCACCGGGCATCACCAGTGTTCCGCCGACGAGGGCGGCCAACTGCCCCTTGTTGTACAGCGACAATCCGAACTGGTCACCGAGTGCGATAGCGCAGCGCTTCTTCGCCAGCGAGATCGCGGACTTGAAGGCTAGGTCGTGGCCGTCCGCCCGGGACTGGTTGGAGCTTGACCCAGTCGATCCGTCTTCGAATCGGCACACTAGGTCGCCGCTACTGTTCCGTACGGTGAGGCGCATGGTGACGCGGTAGCAGACATCGAATCGGCCTTCAGGCTTCGTTCCGTCACGCTTGGTGTGCTGCTGTTCGAACACCATGTCGTCGGACAGCATTTCGTAGTCGAATGCTCCGAAGCCGAAGATACGGTTGAGGTGCGCGAGTACATCCTGCTGAGGCAGATGCGCGTTGCCCTTGCCGTCTTTCATCACTCGAACCGGATTGATGGGCGAGAGTAGCTGTTTCGTCTGCGCTGAGGTGAAGTTTGCCATGATGTTTCCTTCGGTGGTTGTGTGGTTGCGGTGGCAGCCGCGGTCAGGCTGCGATGGGGATGTTTTCGGCGGCGAGGCGTTCCTTGCGGATCGCGTGTAACTGTTCGAGGACGTCGTGCGGTTTCGACGGCTTCTTCAACGTCGTTCCCCCGCCCCGGACACCACTGCGGGTAGCGACGACCAAAGGCTTCGCCTTCAGTGGCTTACCGGACTTGCCGTACACGGTCGGTGTCGGCACGATCGCTTGACGCGCCTTACCCATCACCCTGAACACGTCCGACTTCGCCTTCGACAATCGGCCTTCAGCGCGTTCGAAGTCCGTCAACGCGTCCAGGTATTCGATCCCGAGGTCGATGTTGATTTCCCACTCTTCGCCAGCCTCGCCTCGCAGAATGTCGGGGTGGACTCGACGGATCGCTTCGAAGGTTTCCGCACGTGTGTCGTTGACGGGTTCGATGCCGAGCTCCAGTGATCGCATGAAGGCTGCGACACGGAATTCCACGTCGGCGAACAGGGCTGCGTCGTAGGTGATCCAGTAGGTGTCCTGGTCGTCGATCATCGGCCCGGACTTGATGAATGCGGCGCGCGTCAACTCGGGGTGTGTGTGGCGTGCGATGAGGATCTGCCAGATTCCCTGAGCGAGGTAGTCGTAGGGGATGACATCGGTGCCGGGATCGCCCCACTGCGCATGGTCGGCCCATTGTCCTGCGGTTTTGTTGTCGATGACGATGGTTTCGCCGGTTTCGCGGTGGCGGGCGACACTGTCGGGTGTTGCGGCGGCGGGGTAGCCGAGGTCATCGCGGGTGTACAGGACTTCGCCGGGTGCGAGGCGCTCCCATTCGGGGTGCTCGTCGAACCATTTCCGCAGGAAACCTTCCTCGAGGTAGTGGCCGCGGTTCTGCACTTTGTTCGACTTCCGGGGAAACGCTTCGGGATGCCGCATCTTCAACCACATCGACTTCTCGGAGTCGTGGGTGGACATGCCGATCATCGCGGCGACTTTCGATGCGGTCGCGGTGATGCGCCAAACGTCACCGTCTGGGGCCATATCGTCTGGGCAGGCAGGAGCTTCCGGCTTTGGTGAGGTGTCAATCACAGTGCGACCGCCATCCATAATTCGCCGAGACCCCACACTGATCCGGCGCTTAACGCCAGCGTGGCGGCTGCACGCCACATGAAAGCCGTCGACATCGTCTTCAGGGATGCGGTGTCATCGATGACCGTTGTACGATTGGACGGCACAATGCACACGCCCTGTTGAGGGCGGGTTCCTTTCGGTGCGACGGAAGCCGGTTTCGCGCAAGCCCTTGGCAGAGGGGCGGGACCGGCTTTCGCCGTTTCTGTCGGTGTCATGCGGCAGGCTCCCAAGGGTGAGCTTCCAGATATGCGTCGAGGTCGGCGCGCATGATGCGTCGGGCGCCGACGATGGGCTGTACGGCGGGCAGTTCGCCGGCCTCGACGAGTCGGTAGACGGAGCGTTCCGAAACGGACATCAGTTGCGCAGCCTCCCGGAATTTGAGGGCGATCTTGCCGTGAATCGGCAGGGCGTCGTTCGAGTTTTTGGTGGGTTGCGCACCAATTGTGGTGACGGTTGCCCCTTCAACTGGGCTAGGGTTGCGCGACATGACCAACCTTTCAGGCGAGTTTCAAGTATTTTTCGTGCGTATCCGACTGCGCAACTATATGCGCAACCGAGCGTAATTCGCAACACCGTGGCCAAGTATGGCGGCGAATGACGTTGGCTAACCTGCCGCAACATGCGGAAACGTGCGTAACTTTGATGCGCAGCCCAAACCCCTGTACAGTCCAACCTGGGCGCAACCAGACCTAGAGTTACGCGTTCGTTGCGCTACGCTCTGACCATGGACACGACACACGAGCACATGGTCGGCGACCTGATCCGCCGTACCCGCGAGGGCATGAAGCTGTCGCGCCGCAAAGTCGCGGCGACCGCGGGCGTCAGTGAAAGTCGCCTCCGGCAGATCGAAAACGGCGTGCAGTACAAGGGAGGAGAAGCTCAGCCTGCGACGACGAAGGCGGAAACGCTAGTTCGGATCGCGCGAGCACTGAACATGGAAGCCGTCGAACTTTTGGAGGCAGCCGGGTTCCCACCCGAAGCCGCGGAAGTGGTAACGGAGGCACCGCCGTTGGCGAAAGGTAACGTGATCGACCTCAACGACTTCCCGGACTATGAGGCGGAACTCATCCGCACATTCGCTTCGGGACTGAAGTTGGGTCGAACGGGTCGGGGAAAGCAGTAAGACAATCGCTAGTTGGAGTGGCACGGTCGGCCGGAAGGGGCGACACGGCCCTGTTCGGGAAGGCCCCATACACACCAATGGAAACCCAGATCCGCGCTAGAGCCCTCGTACGTATGCGCGCGTACGACGCTTTCGCGGACGCCGCAGCTCGAGGTATCGAAGTTCAGTACCTCCCCATCACCACCACGCGAATAGTGTGGCTCCCCGACGTCAACGGGGTGGTGATCAGTTCCCATGTCGACACGGTTCGTGAGCGCCGTGATCTTCTCGCCCATGCGATCGCTCATGCTGACATCGAAGACTCGAAGATGATGCGCAAGTTCCGCAGCGGGACTGCCACGCGAGACCAGGTTGAGCGGCGGGTGCGGCGTATTGCGGCCCGCCGTCTCATCCACTCCGAGAATCTGCATGAGGCGTTGCGTTTGTCGACGTCGGCGATCGACATTGCCGATCATTTCGATGTGCCGATCGGGACGCTCGCTGATCGGATGCGTGACCTGTCGATGCGTGAGTTGAGGTCGTTCGGTGACGCGGCCGCGAAGCTGGAATGGCCGAAATCGTCGCATTCGCCGGCCGAGGAGAATTGCGGCCTCGGTTGTGCACGTGAAGGTACGCGGCGCCGTGTTGCTATGGCGAACGCCGCATCTGCTTTGAGTCACCATGCCGCTCGAGTCGGCACTGTTGCTGCAGCGATCGGGTTGATCATCTCGTAGGTCGAACTCCATCACGAACTATGCCCCCGCTTCTTCCCAGCGGGGGCGTTCGTGTATCTAAGGCAAGTCAGCTTGCGATGCCGTCTGCGATCTCCGGGGTGATCAGTGCTGGATGTTTGGCCCGTGAGAATGCCGTGCCGAGTACGGCTTTGCCTAGATTGTTGATTGCGTCACCAGTGAGTTGGATGTTGCGGCCGTGCGCGTAGTTCTTGGCCATGGCCTCGGAGTTGTGGCCCATGATTTCCATGCGGACGGGATCGGGGACGCCCATGCTCTGCATGAGTGTGGCTGCGGTGTGTCGCGCCGAGTGCAACGGTAGATCTGGGAGTCCCGCCCGTTTTAGCGCGTTCTTCCAGTTGGTTCTGTCGACTTCCGGGGACACCGGTAGCCGTTTGCGTGGCCCGACCCATACGAGCCCGAACTCGTTGTCGATGCGGTTGTCGTACTGGTGCAGGAGTGCTTCGCGGATCGGGCCGAGCATGGTGATGATGCGCCGCGACGATTCGGTTTTCGGTGCCGCGAGGACCAGTGGTCCGCGGAGGTGTTTGCATTTGAATCCGCGAGTGATGTTGGGGCGGCGTTGATCACAGGCTGACGGTCGATCGATTGGTGCGCCGCAACTGGGTAGTCCGGCGGCGGTGGTGAGGCATCCGTGGACTTCGCCGATCGACGACATCGCCCATGACAGGTCGATTTCGTTGTTGTCGAAATCAACTCGGTTCCATTCGAGGCCGATGCATTCGCCTTGTCGTGCGCCGGTGATGAGTGCGAGCGCCCATCGGGCTGCCATCGGGTCGCCGACAGTCACGGCAGTCTCGATCATGTGGTGCGCTTGTTCGATGGTGAGGGATCCGCGTGATTCCGTGTCGCCCTTGGGTTTTCCAACTATCTTCGCGGGGTTGCGGGCAAGGATTTCATCCTTCTCCGCGTCGTCGAGGGCGACCTGGAGGACGGTGTGGGCGAGCTTGGCGGTGGAGAGCGACAATCCTTGGTCGAGGAGTTTGGCGTGCATCTCTCGGACTTGCGTTGGCCCGAGTTTGATGAGCTTGTATCCGCCGATGGTCGGTTTGATCTGGTTGCGGATCATCTGTTCGTAGATGCCGACTGTGTTGGGTCGTAGCCCGCGGGTGGGGATGATCTTTTCGGTCCAGTGGTCGAGCCATTTGGTGAGTGTCATCTTGGGGTCGACGGTGACGGAGATGTCTTGGAGTTCGCGGACGCGTAACTGTGCAGCTTTGATTGCGAGGTTTCGGTTCTTTCTCGCTACAGTTTTTCGGGTGCGTTTTCCGTCTCCTCCAGGGGGTAGATAGATGGGTACGACCCAGAGGTTGTCGGATGTTCGTTTGTACGGTTTACCTGCGGTGATCAT